CTATGCCAAATGAACGCTTGAGAATGTTTTCTTTTGTACCGGTTATGCCCATTACTTTTCCTCTATGACCAAATGTCATCAGTCTAGTAAATTCAGGAGTATACATAAAACTCAATAGTATTTCAGGAGTGTACGCATAAAAGCCAGGGGCTCCATCTCTGTTGCGCCACTTAAAGTATCTGTACACAGTGTCTTCATTTTCTTTAACTTGAAAATACCAATCATTAGTAGACTCTATTCTTCTAAAAATAGGATCGCCGTGTCCTGCTACTATGTAACCGTCTAACTGATCCCACAGTTTCAAATGACTTGGAAATATAGGACTATTACAGTTTAGTGCATATGCATACGTTTCAAGATCATTTTCTAGAAACTTTTCGATGTCGATTTGTATTTCATGCAGCCTGATATTGTTTTCTCTACAAAACTTTCTAGCAAAATACAAATCATATTCGTTTAGTTCGCCCTTGAACTTTGTTGTTGCTACATTAAAAGGTATACCGGCTTCCATAAACGACCTAATCACACATTCACTGTCAATACCACCACTGTAGCTTATCCAGATCGGTTGATTTCCAGCACGTTCTTTTATAAGGTGTGCAGTTCTAATGCATTCGTCTTTGTATGACAACACTGTGTGTTTGGCTTTTGAAAACTGCAAGGAATATGTTTGATCAGAAGACGATCGAAACTGATAATCGTATACTTTGTCATACCCGTATTTTATATGATTGTTGTAGCTAAACTCTATCATAAATCTAACCTCACATAGCAGTTTGGCCCAAACTCAACGTTTTGATTAATCCACTCACTAACTTTAACAAACCCTACTTTTGTATAAACACTCAAACTCTGTTCTCGAGGAAAACTCCAAATATATTTACAACCTCGTTGCCGGGCGTATTTAATAGTCTCATTAAGCAACGTAGCGCCAATGCCTTGTCTTCTATATTGATTACTTACCCAAAGCCCTCTACTTCTGTATTCAAATCTGTTTACTATGTGTCCGCTGTTAACACCAACTAAATCGTTGTCGAGATACAATCCTAAAAATACGGGCTTGCTGTATTCTAGATTGTATACTTGTAAGTTTTCTTCCCTGTAGTATGTCATAGAAGAAACTGGCCGAATAGTTTCTCTACCCGGCCAGAGTTTGTCGTTCCAAATTGACCAAATTATATTGTAGTCAATTTCTTGAATCACTGTAGTAGCCATGCCTCCCAGCGTTCGTTAATACGTTCACCGTGTTCTGCCCACCATGCACCGTCTCTGCCAAACGCAGTTGCCATATTATTTGCATATGTTGGCATCGCCGTTGTCATGTCTTGCCCGTTGTCTGGATTAATCCAGTTGCCTGTGTTTAGTGCAACACTGCTCCGACGAGCCGGACCGTAGCTGATAACTTTACTAATGTCTGCAAGTGCTTGTGGCGAGGTTGTGCTACGTAAAAACTCTTTAACATCATCTGTCATACGGCCTTTGACAACGACCCAATCAGTAACAGTATAGATCTGGTGATCCCAAATTACTTGGATTGGCTGACCTTCGATTACGCTGGCTGTCCAAAAACGTCCATTGTAGTTGGCTGCAATGTCTGCTTCTCCTGCTGAAATCTGCTGAATGCCTGTAGCTGCTTTATCCCACCAAACAATACTGTCTTTGATCTTGTCCATCATAGCAAATGCACGATCAAGACCTTCATCTGTAGCAAGCACATCACGCACTACTGATCTATCAACACCGTCGGCAATAAGTGCCCACTCGAGATTGTTGTATGCACGTTTTTGTAGTCCACGTGTTCCAGGGAAACGTTCTACGTCAAATACGTCTGCTACAGTTTGTGGACCGTTGTTGCCATATTTGTCTGTGTTGTAAGCAAATTGGATACTATAAAGAATTTGCGGTGCACCACATGGTTCTACAAAGTCTGCAAAGAAATCTTCACTGGCTGGTGTTCCGTCTGGGGCAGGTGCTAGGACATCATCTATATTAAAGTTTTCAAGCAATCCTTCATCACATGCTTGTGTGATTGCTTCCGGCCGTAGATTAATTACATCCCATTCTATATTTCCACTTTCAACTTGTGCTCTTAGTGCACCTAATGCATATTCGCTATTAGGAATAACATTGATTTCTGTTCCTGTAGCCTGTGTAAATGGCTCAAACATAGCTCTTTCTTGTGCTTTTAGCCAGCTGCCGCCATATGTAACAACATTAATGCTATCCGCCGTTGCCGACGAAGCCGATAAAGCAACTGCTGTTGCAAAAATAATACTCTTCATGTTACATTATTCTCCTTTGATATATAACTCTTAAAATTATATAACAAATTTTTTAATGTGTCAAGTGTTTTCTGGTAAAATATCTACAACTAAATGTATTCTGTCTTGAAAACTTCCATTAAATGCAGTATGCAATTTAGTTGTTTCTGCATACCACCATTTTCCTTCGTCTAGGTGTTTTACCTCATCCTCGATTACCATAAAACAGCCTACTTGAGTTTTTATCGGAAAGTGCAATCTCGGAGATATATCAGTGTGCCAAGATAAACAGGTCTTGGAAGAACTTTTCATAAATCTAATTCTGCCTATATTGTAGCTCAATTTTAAAAAGTTCCACAAATCTTCAAACACAGTTTTTCTAAAAGGAGTGCAAAGTTCAGTAAAATCTCGAGGCTTTAACGGATTTTTTCTTAGAGGCACTACAGTTTTATAAGTTCCATTTGGTTGGAGAACTTTTTCTTCTTTATTCCAATCTCTATTCAAACTAGCTGCGCCTAGATGATAGTCGTCTTCTTTGCCTTTTATAGAATTCAGGCAAATTTGATTGTGTATTCCCCAAGATAATATATTTTGTGATAACAAGTCATTCAACGAAGTTTTGTAGTCAAATATAGGTATATCATTTAATATTTTAAAATTGCTCATTACAATCCTTTCTTATGGGGTGATTGTTATTTCTTTAATTTTGTAAGGCTGCAATAATATCCAGTCTATTAGTTCAACACAATAATCTATATTCATTTTAGGTTCAGTTACATTTGCTACACGTTCACTGTCAAAATATCCAAATCTTATACAAGTTGTGTTAACACCTTGGTAAAATAATTGTTCATTTGCTTTGTCTAATGCGTTTTTTTGAACTGCATACATATGCGGTTTTTTCTTTATTCCATCTCCTGAATTGGAACTAATATTTATTATTTTTTTACCCATTTCGGCTGCTTTGTATAGAAGTTCTATCTGTTCAAAGCCGTTGTGTTTGCAATTAATAAAAATATCACAATCTTCTAAAGAATTACAATTCTCATATTTTTTAACCAACGCTTTGCCTAAGCCTCTGCGTGTTCCAGTAATATAGTATTTCATATTTCTTTTCTCTTTGGTATTTTGCTATCGGCGCTGCTCACACAACTGTCAGTAATACAAGGCGCTGGCGCACCAAACAGTTTAAACCCAGTTTCAATGTTTCCTAAAGGTACATCATGACAACTATAACTTCGCTTAACACTGCCGTCAGGCTCACGAATAATAATGCCCTGATAACCAGCATTGCAATTCCAGCCTTTGAATTTATTGAAGTTAAATGCATTAAATCTCTCCGCTTGATCCATATACCATTTTTTGCCGTCTTTGTCTTCAAACTCTACTTGCATGTGCCACGGAATACTTGTGTCTAGTTTCCCGTCAACTCCTGCAGGAATTTCAAATGTAGGCTTAGGTCGTTCTGCCCATTTGCGCTTGTGTTCTGTGTACGCACGTTGCGGCATACCGTTGTGCAAGCGTTTTAGGTTGTCTGCTGTATACCCATCTACCACTCGACTGGCTGTAGGGTCGCTTTGAGGCTTCAGCGTTACGTTTATACCCTGTTCATGAAAGAACAATGCGTTGTCCCAATCACGCTCAAACCAGTCTGGTACCATAACCATGTTGATAGTTACTTGTACATCATGCTCTTGGCAGAAGATCAGCTTGTCTGCAAAGTCCTGCATCTTTTCAGGGGTATCTAAATGTTCTGTGTGCAAACTTGCTGTAATGCTGGCGCGATGAAATGGCTTCACTGCTTCTACATATTGCTCAAACCATGCCATATTGCGTGAGCAGTTTGATGTCATATGCACACTAGTATAGTTGGTGTTGTCTACATCGTTTGCTAGATGTTTTAGTATGTCCAAGTATCCAGGATGGAAAGTAGGCTCGCCTCCACTGAGGCTAAAGTGAAAACTGTTAAAACCGTTATCACGGGCCTGACGCTTTATTTCATCTATTGTTCGTAAGCAGAGTTCAGTCGGTCTGTGGTCTTTGCGGTCGGATCTTGCATAAGGCCAACAATAGCTGCAACGATAATTGCAAAACCTACCAAGTAACCAACTAACAGTAAAAATATCTCTATAAAGAAGAGTACGTTGACCGACTTGAACAATGTCGTCAAACGGTATCTTGGTAAAGTCATAATTACTCCATTTTAAATCTTCATTCATACTGCTATTATATAGCCTTTGTAAAAAAAGTCAACTAAATAATATTAAGGAGAACAAAATGAATATGTTAGAATTAGCACAAGATGTAGAACGTTGTCAACGTAACTGGAAATATACAGATATACCTCAAGAACACATAGACGAAATAGTTAACGTTTGCACAACTATGCCTACAAAAAACAACCTTGCTTACTACAACTTGTATGTTAGCACCGATCTCGAATTCAACAACGCTGTATATAACATATCCATCAATCCTTCGGACAACGGTACTATAGATAGAAATTCACAAGTCAATGCTCCATTATTATTAATATGGACTAGTAATAAATCTGTAACAGATCCGCTGTTTCAACAAGTAAACTATCCGAGGATTATAGATAGAGATATTGCAATGTCAGTAGGCATCAGTAGCGGAGCAGCAGGATTAGCTGCTGCCAATTTAGGATATAAAACTGGATTTTGTAAATGTTTCGTACACGAAAGTTTGATTAAATTAATGTTTGATAAATTTAATAAAATTGACGATCCAGTATTAATGCTAGGAATAGGAATGCCTAATTTAAATTACAAAAGAACCGAAGTTGTTAAAAACAACATCATTGTAAAAGATGTGCATTCATGTAACAAAAACATCGAAGTTTCACAAATTTAATTAGATATCAACGTTTACATTTTGTTCGGCTTCTCTTCTAACCTTTCCGCAAGTTCGTATACACCGTGGATGCACATTTTGTTGCTGCCAAGACTTTACCAAATCTTCTGCAAAATATTTGTGATCTAAAACTTCTTTCCATGTTTTATCTCTCAAAGTCAATTCACCGAATGGATAAGACAACTGCCCTTTTGCCAATGTTTTCCATGTTTCAAATTCGTCACTGAGGTAGCAACACGGAAACACTTCTAATCTATTATTGACATAAATCTTTTTTGATTCTTGGTATAAACAATTTATTTTCCAGTTCTCGGGCAACGATCTTTCTGTGTATTCAAATCCTGTCATATTTATATCGCGGTCACCGATTTGTTTAATCTCTACAAGAATATCTTTCATTTTAGCAGTGCCAGGATGTTGCCATTCTTTGTTATCTGGTGATTCGAGATAATGTGTAACATTTAGATCTTTATCAAGCACTGGAAAAGGATCAAAAACATCAAATCTCGATGTGCGTCTAAATCTAAAATGACTTACGCCCATTTGACGGGCTTTTTGTTTGCACACTTCCATTTCATGTTCATTGTGCTTAAACACTAAAAAGTCCCATCTAACATTAACTTCTCCATCACAGCATATTTGCATTCTTTCTAATATTCTGTCAATGTTTGTATTTTGTCTATACAAATGATTTGTTTCTATTCCATCAACTCCAAAAGTTATTCTGTCATTTTTATCAAGAATGTTCACCAATCGATTCCACCACTCTACGGTTTTTAAACTGCCGTTGGTAAACATTTCTATTTTAGCGCCTACATTTTTTGCAGCCTGTATTGCTTCAAAGATGTATTTAGAAGACAACGGTTCTCCGTGTGTGCCACAAAAATACACAAATTTTAAATTGGGTAGTCCAGTAAAAACTGAATCAATGTCTTCTAATGTCCATTCAGAAAGTCCTCTACCCGGGCGATCAAGTCCTCCATGTATGTTTCTATCACACATAGGACATGCAGCATTGCACTTGTTTGTTGTTTCTACATGCAGCTCTTCTATTGTTTCAGGTGTTATATACATTTATAGTCTATTTCATTTTCTTGCCAATGCATGTCTTGCATAGGATCTATGTTTATTTCATTTATATTAATGTGACTAGGCTGTTCTAATATCCACTTGATGTATTTGCCAACTAATTCTAAACTAATACATTGTCTATCAGGAAATTTTTTCTTCATATTTTCCAACATGCCAAAACTCAAAAGTGTAGTTTTTGGACCATTTACTTTAGAACTATGCAAGTTTAAATTTATAGTATGTTCTCTCAATGCTTTTTTCTCTGTAGAGTATAATCTACCGTTGCCGTTTCCCAATCTATCTATTGTGCTGCCTATGGTTATTATGTGAGGTTTGTGATCGTGTTCAACACACATTTTATAAACCATATCATATAATTTAATTATATGAAAATCATCTAATGCACTTACAATTAAAATATGATTATGATTCAAACACTCTTGAGCAAATTGTTCTTTACCGTTGTCTGTTAAAAGATTATACCCAGTCTTTCTGCTGCAAAAAACTGCATCAGGACAAAGTTTAAATATTTCTTTACTTACGTTATATGTTGAGTCTCCTGCTACAATCATTCTTCTATCCTCAAATTTTGTTGATAAATTCTTTCAACAACGCCGCACGTTCTTATACATCTAGGTATAATATTGTTGTTTGTAAACGACTCAACCAAATCCTTTGCATAAAATTTATGATCTAAAACTTCTTTCCATGTTTTGGTTTTTAAATTTAACTCGCCTTCTGGATATTTTAATTCTTGAGGAGTTAGTGCTTTAAATGTTTCATTTGAATCGCTTATATAACTGCACGGAAACACATCCAATCTGCTATTTACATATATTTTTTTAGCTTCTTTGTACATGCAATTGATTTTCCAGTTGTTATTATCAACAATCGGATCTGAATCTAACATATAATTAGTTTTTCTATTTTTCATTCTTTGTATAATTATTTCTCGATCAGACGTATTTGTCATATTAATTTTTTTGTTTTGCAAACTTTGTAAATCTTTGAGACTAGGATGTATTAACTCAGGATCACTAGGAATTTCTAAATAATGAGTAAGTTTATCGTTTTGATTTATAACAGGCCAAGGACTATATAGATCAAATCTTGCTGTTCTTCTAACTCTAAAATTTGTTACTCCAATTTCTTTTGCAAACTTTTTGCAATTTTCTAATTCGTGCTCGTTGTGTTTAAAAGCTAGAAAATCCCATCTCACTTTTACTTTGCTAGCAGTTGCAATTTTCATATGAGATACAATTTTATTGATATCAGTGTTTTGTCTATACAAGTGATTTGTTTCCAGTCCATCAACTCCAAAAGTTATTCTGTCACGTTCATCTAGTATGCTTATAAGTTTGTGCCACCAGTTTTGTGTTTTTAAACTACCGTTGGTAAACATTTCTATTCTTGCACCTAGTTTTTTAACAGCGTGTATTGCTTCAAAAATATGCTTTGATGCTAGGGGATCGCCGTGTGTTCCACAGAAATACACAAATTTTAAATTAGGTAGCCCAGTAAAAACCGAGTCAATATCTTCAAGACTCCATTCAGAAAATCCTTTTCCTGGTTTATCAATGCCACCAAAAATATTTCTATCACACATAGGACATGCAGCATTGCACTTGTTTGTTGTTTCTACATGCAGCTCTTCTATTGTTTCATTTGTTAAATACACAATCAGCTTTCTCAATAAATATGTATGTATTTAACTTAGGATGATTTTAAAATGCAAATTACTGATAGTTTTGGACAAACAGCAAATTTAAAAATTCCAGACGGAGTAAAAGCAATTGGTGTTTCAATGTCGGGCGGTGCAGACAGCTCCATACTATGCTATCTGCTTGCTAAACAAATCAAAGAACAACAATTAGATGTGATCATACATCCTATTAGCGCACGTTTTGCTATTCGTCCGTGGAGTTACGATCATGCCAAACGTGTTGTAAACTTTATTGCATCTGATCTCAAATGTGCCGAAACGTTCGGAAAGCATTATTACTTTAATGTTCCCGAAGACGAATGCGAAAGCGACAACAAAAAAGAAAAGCATTTTAATCATATAATGAGTTTTTTGTTTGTAAATAATGTTATAGATCATTTGTTTAGTGGAAAAACAAAAAATCCTTCGAAAGAAGTAATGAACAAATTCAATGATCAAAATCCGCAGCTGGAAAGAAACAATCCTACTGAAAAAAATATTTACAAAGCACCTGTTGAAACTGTGCCATGGGCAATGGTAGATAAAAGATTAATCGTTGATCAATATAAAAAGAATAACTTAATAAACAGTTTGCTTCCACTTACACGTTCGTGCGAAGGCGATATAAAAATTACAGAAAATTTTACCAAAGAATGTGGCAAGTGCTGGTGGTGCGAAGAAAGAGAATGGGCGTTAAAACAAGTCAATGGTTGATATTGTATTTTTAACATTACCAAGATTAGAACTTAGGGCTCCTATCACTGCTCCGGCAATTTTAAAAGCAACAGTCGAAGCACAAGGATTCAGTGCGTTTTGTTACGATTTAAATCTAGATCTTTGGTTAAATGTAGACACTGAAACATATGGCAATGTGTGGTTTGATACAGATCTTACATTTAGGTACGAAGACAAATTCAAAGAATTTTGGAACGAAGTAATTCATGAACATAGTTTACGATGGATTGAGACTATAAGAAACAAAAATCCAAAGTGGATAGGAATGACCATCTTTAGTCAACGCAGCAAATGGATTACTATACGCATGTGCGAATTGATAAGAGAACACTTTCCTCACATAAAGATTGTTGTTGGAGGACCCTTTGCAGAACACACAGGTCCAAATGTTTACAAAAAAGGACTAGCAGATGCATACGTTGTCGGCGAAGGTGAAAATGCTATTGTAAGTATACTCAAAGGAGATTTTGATGTACCCGGTGTAAATGGCAATCCACCTGAACAAATTGACGACTTAGATACTATACCTATTCCCGACTACAGCGATTTTCATATAGACAAATATCCTACTACATGGAGCGACCCACGCATCAAAGACGAAAACAAAATGGGCACCGATTTTGTTTATATTACTGGATCAAGGGGATGTGTTCGTAAATGTAGTTTTTGTGATATACAAAGTGTTTGGCCAAAGTTTAGATACCGTAGCGGAGCAAGTATTGCTAAAGAGATGCAAATACAAAATCAAGCATACGGAAGTAAAAGATTTCTTTTTACTGATAGTTTATTAAATGGCAGTGTTAAACAATTAAAAGATATTTGCACTACATTAATTGACTATCGAGACAAAGGCATGATGAAACCTGTAATTTGGCAAGGACAATTTATTGCTAGACCAGAACACCAAATGGGCGAAGAAGTATATGCACTAATGGCAGAAGCAGGTTTAAGATTCGTTAGTATTGGCATTGAAAGCGGCAGCGAAAAAGTTAGAGATGACATGAAAAAGATGTTCAACGACGAGGCAATGGACTTTACTTTTCGTATGTGTGCAAAGTATGGAATAGATATGGCATGGCTTATGATGGTTGGCTATCCTACCGAAGACGAAAAAGAATTTCAAAAAACGTTAGACATGATGGACAAATACAATTGGATTAATGAGAAAAAACTTGTTAGAAGTGTTGCACTAGGCCCGACTATGGATATTGTTCCCGGATCTCCAGTATACTGGAAACAAAAAGAAATGGGAATAACTTGGGATCAAAACAAACACTGGGTATACAAAGACAACACTAGAGAAGTTAGAATACGTAGATGGCTACGGCTAAAAGACAAATTAAAAGAACTTGATTATCCTATAGTAGAAAAGGCAACAGATCATTTGCTAGCAGAACTAGAAAAAATTACAAATCAAAAACAACAAGTGCAACATATATACGATCATTACAACGAAGGTGGGTCAATGGGGCCGAGCGTATAATGAATAAAAACGTATGTGTTCTTCCATTTATAAATCTTAGTACAAGACCTACTGGCGATTTTAAAATTTGCAGCGAAGGTTATCATGAACACATGCCAGCACTTCCTAATCTAAACAATGTTAGTATCGATGAATTTTGGAATCACAGCAATCTAAAAAAGTTTAGAAAAGATATGCTAGACAACAAAACACAACCGTATTGCGATATATGCAATCATATCGAAAAAAACAATGGAACAAGCAAACGAAATTCTGCAAATCGTCGGTTTCTTAAAAAATATCAACATATAATTGACTATGCTAAAGAAAACAATGGGGAGGTTCCAACTAGTCCAGTTCAATGGGAAATTAGATTATCTTCAAAATGTAATTTAGCATGTCTAATGTGCCATCCTCAAAATAGCACTGTTATCGAATCTCAGTATATGAAAAATTTTGACTCCTTGTCTCAGTCGGACAAAGATTCGGTTATATATACATCAATATTGAATAGAAAATCAGATACTAGTTTTATTGATCAAATTTGGAATCATATTGAACACATTGAACAGATTGAATTACATGGCGGAGAGCCATTTTATGACGAAAAATGTTTACTGCTTTTAGAAAACATTATTGAAAAATTACCAAACAATAATATAAAATTACTAGTGCATACTAATATGTCGTTTATGAATGATAGAATTGTTAACATACTTAATGGTTTTAAAGAGGTAAACTTTCAAATAAGCATTGATGGATTAGGCAAAGAAAACGAGTTTATAAGATGGCCTTCACAATGGAAAGTTATAGAAGAAAATTTAAAAATAGTAGATACTCGTTTAACCACTACCGATAACTTAGTATGCGTAACCGTTACTCCTTATAATTGTTTGACCCTCGATCGTTTGTTGTTATGGGTTTTAGAAAACTATCCAAATTTTTCAATGCACTGGTTTCCTGCAATTGCACCTAAAAGAAGCAATTTAAGTTTAGTACCTTTAGCAGACAGACAACTACAAGTAGAAAAATTAAAAAAATTAAAACCTCTTTGCAGTGATAAAATTAAAATAGCACTAGACCAAATAATAAAATACTTGTTGAAAGACGAGTTAAATGATCAGCAATTAATAAACGAGTTTGTTGAGTATGCAATGTTGATGGATAAAATAAGAAAACAAAATACTTTGGAAATGTTTCCTCATTTAAAAAGTATATTTGATAGATATAAAAGATAACCTATAATGAAAATACCTAGTAAAACATTTTGTAGTATGGCGTGGGATCATCAGTTTGTTGATCCTACTGGTAGAGTAAAACCTTGCTGCCGCTTTGCAGAAAAGCACAGACCTAATGAAAACAATCTTAATGAAAAGTCTCTCAGTGAAGTTTTTTACGGAGACTGGATGAATGATATTCGTGATAAAATGATCAACGGCGAACAAGTTCCAGGCTGCATACGCTGCTATCAAGAAGAAGAATCGGGCAAAAAAAGTTTACGAGAAAGATATCACGATAATACAGATTTGCCCATAGACGAACTTGTTGATTTAAATAATCCTACCATACGTTGGATCGAACTTGCTATCAGCAATGACTGCAATCTTGCATGTCGCATGTGTGATAGTCGTTATGCATGGAAATGGTTTAAAGAAGAACAAGCAATATATGGTAAGACATCCAACAAGATTGAAAAAAGCAAAAGCGACATTGCCAACATATATCCGTTTATCAACGATCTAGTGCATATAAAGTTCACAGGTGGCGAACCGCTAATGACAAAGGATCAATGGGTGCTAGTTGACAAAATGTTAGCAGAGCGAGATTGCAGTGATATACTACTAAATTACAGTACCAATTGCACTATTATGCCAAAACAAAGCTGGATAGACAAATGGAGCAAATTTAAAAAAGTAGAATTTGCACTAAGTTTTGATAGTGCCGATCCTGCAGAAAGTGAATACATACGCTGGCCTGCAAAATATGAAACAACTGAAGCTGTCACTAAACGTTTCTTAGAATTAAAGCAAAGTCACGGATTTCAAGTGTTTTTACGCAGCACAATAAGTTTACTAAATGTTTGGAATATGCCCGAAAGTATGCAATGGTGGTATGACAATGACCCAGGTCCATGGAAAGGAATGAATCCTACACACTTGACATTTCCAGAAAATTTATGTGTTACAGTTTTACCTTCACACATCAAAAAGCGCATTACAGAAAAATTTAATGAATATCAAAACAAATGCGATGTAGAAAAAATAAACAATGGCTTGGAATACATTAAGAACTTTATGAATAGCAAAGACGATAGTCATTTGTTGCCCAGTTTAAAACAATATTTAGAAGGCACCGACAAATATAGAGGACAAGACTTTTTTAAATCTTATCCTCAATTTAATGATATTTTTAAAGATATTTAATTGTTGTATTGATCGCCTAGCAATAATTTCCAAGTAGTTGGGCAAACATCTTTGAGATTTTCATTGCGTAACTTATCTAAACTATTAGTGTAATGCCAGAACTTTTCCAATCTATGACTATAATCATCAGCATTCATATATGATACATATTGATCTAATATTTTACAGAAAAACTTGTAATTTGATTTTTTGTCTTCTTCGCTTAGGAAATCATATGTAAAAATTTCTTCTTTTGCTTCGACTTTTTGTTCTTCAAAATATTTTTCAATCCATTGCTTGCTTTCCTTGGGAAATATTTTAACATTTAAAAAGTCTGGGTTGTGCAAAGGATGAGGACTGATTACCGGTTTCCAATGAACTTTTTTGTTGATCCTCTTGAAATTTTGTGCAATCTTCCAACGCATCATTTCGGGCAAGTTATACATGTTGTATGCTTGAATAGTTGCAGCCCACCAAACTTTAAAATTGCCTTCTGCTTGATCTAATTTGTGCATATTTTCTGCAATCTTCCACCATTTACTAGGATTACGTATATAATCGTTGATCGGACCAACTGCGTCTACACTCATACCAACTTGTATACGTCTGAAGTGTTTCCAAATATTCCATGCACGTTCAGGAATGTTAGTAATGTTACTATTGTATTCAACAATAATTTTATTTGCTCTACCCATATCAATGCATTTTTGTAAAAATTCATAATGTTGATCAATAAGCAAAGGTTCTCCGCCTACAATATATAATCTCTCAAGACTAGGAATAGCATCCTCTAAATCTTTCCAAAACAGTGGATTATTATACCAATCATATATATTTGTATCGGCTGTGAATTTTCCTTTTGCATTTTTAACCAAAGGAATAACCTTTTCGGCATCGTTGTAGCTGGTTGTATTCCAAACTTTTGCTTGATCATCATACCACTGATTGCTATCTGTAGGACCGCACATGCGACATTTTAAATTACATAAATTTCCAAAACGCAAATCGGTATATTTTATTGGATTTGCTTCAATATCAATTGTGCCATCTTCTTCGGTAAGATCTCTTGCCTGTTCTTCTGTGATAATATGGTTCCAAATTATTTTTTCGTTGTCGGCACGACTTTCCATACCTGCATCGTGCTCTCTTTTACAACGAATACAACTTGGATGAAATTCTCCAACGAGCATGGACTTTCTAATTTCTTTCATTATCTTTGCGTTGCGAAATTCGTTTATTCCGTCGGCACCTAAGTTGTAAATTGTTCCGTCGTCTTTTTTGACTAGACCTTTGTCAAAGCCTACATTGGCATTACAACAAACTCTTAAATCTCCGTTATTTCTAACATTTACACTCATCCATGGCAACGGACAAAATGCAGGCGATGTTTTATTTTGATCTGTCATATTATTACTTATTTTCTATCTTACTTGAGTTTTGCCAAGCTGGCTCAAGATTTTTAATATGTTTTTTGAACAACGAGTCTGCTATAATCGCGTCTTTGGCTTTGGGCACACATACACCGCAGCCGCAACTTCCTCTAGGACATTGTATCATAGGTATATAGCCGCCTGATACTCTATTGTCAAGCTCATCTAGTATTCTAGTATATTCAGAAATTTTACCAATAGGAGCACGTATGTCTTTGGTAGAATCAGTAGGATCTCTAAAGAAAGGTCTATTTGGATCCCATGTTGCTTTGCATGTTTGATGATGCCAAACTTGATCTAGTTCTTGATCAAGATATAAAAAGTAAAAGTTAACCAAGCAATACCATTTTTGAAACTTTGTGTGATTAACTAGTTTACTTGTGCTCCAAGTTTTTGTATCGGCGCCTAAGCTGCACATGTCTGCTTTACCGCAGCAATACCTTCCTAAATTTGCTTTAGCTAGTCCGGCGGCATTTTCTGGTTTACGAGTTTTGTTTTCTTCTCTTACTTGTTTTGCATTTGTAGATTGCGATTTTTTAACTTCTGCAGTTTTTCCTGTAATGTTTTTATTACTATCGACTTTCCAAAAGTCTTTCATCCAACGCTGTTGCTCTTCGGTATATTGATGATTGAATCTATTTTTTTCCATACTTTCGCCAATAATTCGTGGAACAAAATCAATGCCCTCTTCTTTAAACGTGTTAGCTAATTCAACACACTCATCCCAATACTCATAAGCATGCATCATAAGATTAACTTTGATTTTTAATCCATTAGTATGAAAGTATCGTATGTTGTCAAGAACTTTGTCTTTTAATTTTTTATCAGCTTCGGCATGATAGGAAACGGTAATATGATCAAACACTTCAAGAATTGTATTTCTAATTTTGTTATTAAAGCTACCGTTGGTTGTTACATCTAACTTAAACTCCGGCGATTGTATTTTTAACTCTTTTACTGTTTCAATAAAATACGGGTTAGCTGTAGGTTCGCCGCCTGTCATACTAATATAATATGTCTTGTGGTCGATAAACTTAGAAATACGTTTTTTATACTCTTTTAAAAAACCTACTGTTTTTAATAAATTTTCCTTTTCGGTGTGTGGACTATATGCATTGTGTCTCTCCGGACTACAATAGCTACAATCGTAGTTGCAACGTAGTCCCCAGCTCCATATGATCATAAACACTTTGTTATCATTATCGATTGCTTCGGCAGCATTTTCAGGCAATGCAAATTCTATTGGTTCTCTGGCATCATTCATTTTTTTAATACTTCCGGGTTAAAGTTTTTTCCATATCCGCTGCTAAATTCAAACTTGTCTCCGCAAGTTCTTCCACAGGTATATATGCGTTTGTAAGTTTCGTCCTGATTGTTCCAGGAACGATCTAAATATTTTTGAAAGAATTCATGTTCAAGAACTTTCCATCCATGTTTCCTCATATTGTTAAAGTCTTTTCCGTATAATTTCCAAAAATGTTCGTAACTATCTGTTTGTGGGTTTTTATGATTCAAAAACTCCGGAGCTCCCATCCAACAACAAGGCCATAATTTCATTGTCATATCTATAAAAATTTTTTTATCTTGTTGAAATTTACAAGTAATCGGTGTCTGTTGCACATAATTATCAAAGCTGTTATAAGTTTGAATAATATTACGCATATCTTTTTGATTTTGATTGTTGTCGGTGTCTTTGACTTCATTGCCTTTTTTTGTTTTGAGTTTTTTGGTTTGTTGATCTGCAAATCTAGCAGTATATTTTACACTAAATTTATGAAATCCCATGTCCTTTGCTAGCTGGCGTGCTTCATCAATTTGATGATAATTGTGCTCAAACTCAATAAAGTTCCAATCTGCACGGCCACCTGCATCAATATATGCTTGAGCATTTTCCATTGCCTTTTTCCAATTTGCACCAACTCGGTACAAATGATTAGTATCTTCTAAACCATCCAGCGCAAAAATTACAAAGATTTTGTTGCCACCTTTTTCTGCTAATTGTCTCCACCAGTTGGGTGTTCTTGCACTACCATTGGTAGCAATTCTTATCATACGAGCGTGTTGCAAAGAATACTCATATGTTTCGTCAAATGTAGGACTTGCTATCACGTCGCCAAAGTTTCCACAATGGAAAAGTTCTAATTTATTATCTTCAAATGGTTCTAGAATTATTTTATAATCATCTAGTGTTAGATCAGTTATTGGCATTGCAGGATTAACAATTTTTCCACTGTCCCACATTCTAGCACACTGAGGACATCCTAGGTTACATCTGCTGGTATGGTCTAGTTGTATAGTTTGTATTTCATTAATATTAAGATACATTGTTAAATATGTCTTTCATTTCCGGAAACGTTTTGGCAAATGTTATGCCTCGTTGTTTGTCGCATAACGCAAGAAACTCTTGCATTTCTGGTAAACGACGACTCCAGTCTTCGCTTTCCATAAACTTTAGCATACCTTCAAGGCGCTTGATTCCATAATCAGCATCTCTCCATGTTGCATATTCTACTTTGTCTTTGTGCCAGCTTGGTATGCCTTTTTCCCAATTGGCTTCCCACCATGGATAAAACTCTTCATATTTACGACGACACTCTGCTTTAAACCAATCAGGCAGTACTTTTACATTTAAATGTGCAGGCCAGTAAACAAAATGATAGTTGACACCGCCAGCGCCAAACGGCCACATGTTGATTTTTTTAAAGCCTTGCTCTAATTTCCATTTAATAAAGTCTGGAATGTAATAAACGTTTAATGCCTGTACTGCACATGCAATTGTTATTTCTACATTGTTGCTGGTTTCGTTGTCTAAGATATGAAACACTTCTTCTTGTCTGCTCCATGTGCTTGGGTAGCGTATATAGTCATTCATTTCTTTGATGCTGTCTATTGAATAGTGGAAACGCACCAGCTTAAATTCTTTCCACAAGTCAAACAAATCATCACGCCATTCTACTCCATTTGAGTTATAGCGCAATTCAAGATCTTTAGCATACCCCATTTTAATAGCATGTTCAAGTATTTCATAGTGTTCTTCAATAATAAGACTCTCGCCACCTGCAAAGTAAATCTGCTGCATGTCTGGCATCTGTTCATAAAACTGTTTCCAGAATGTAGGATTCTGTTTATGCCAATTGTAACTGCTGCCATTGGTACTGCCTTTGTCTTCCCACTGCATAATCTCTTTGAGTGATTGATTTTGTACAGCAGGAAAAATTGCTTTGTAGTCTTTGATCCACCCACTTGAATCATGAGGACTACACATCACACATGCCAATTGACACTTGGTTCCAAAGCGCAAGTCTATGTATGCTAAATTAGGTGGAACACTGCCGTCTTCATTTGTGTCTGCTAATATTTTATCTAGGTCAACACGCTTTTCCCAGTATGCTGTTTCCCACTGACGTTTGCTGCGGTGCCCTGCTGCTTCTTCTTTGTAACATTTTAAACAACTTGGAGGCTTTTCGCCATTGAGCATTTGCTTGCGAACATTTTTCATGTAGTTGCTGTTCCAAGCAGTTTCGAAGTCGCTTACATTTAGGTTGTTGGGTTTGCCATCATCTGTTTTGAGAATGCCAACTTGGCCACCATGCTCTTTGTCATTGGTTGGGCCTACACTGCTTGCATTAGCTGTACAACATACTCGCATACTACCATCGGGGCGTGTACTCAAATGCACCCACGGTAGTAGGCAAAATGTATCGGAAGGGTGTTTTTTATCTGTCATTATATACGTACTTATCTAAATTGTTCTGCAAACGGGTCAAACTCGACACCGCACTTCATACTACACACTTTGAGTTTGCCATTTGCACATCCTTTGGTATTCCAACTTGCTTCTATAGCATCAAACATGCCTGTTTCAAATACTGCACGTAGTCCTACCTTCTTTGCGTTTACAGAATCTTTGCCACCTACAGCATCTATAAAGTCCCATACTTGTTCTGTTTTTGGATTGGGGTTCCACCATTTGTACATACGCCCAGCCGTCCAGCAGCATGGCATTGCCAATCCTTCGGCTGTGATAAACAAGCTGTTGTCTTTTTTAACCTTGCAATTAATAGGTACTACGTCATAATAAGCATCCATACTGCCGTATTTTTCCAACAGTGCATCTTGTTTGCTGAGTGCTTTGTTTAGATATTTTTCATCAGGTTTCTTGAGTTCCGCTGTATTGTTGCCTTTGCGATCGACTGCCTGGTGTGATTCTTTCTTTTCACTTTTTGCCGTGACAAATCTTCCTGTCTTCTTTGGTATAAACTTTTCACATCCCCATTCGTCGGCAAGTGCTTGTGCTTCTTCAACTTGATGTTGATTGTGTTCAAATATCAAAAAGTCCCAACGTGCTCTGCCGCCTGCGGCAATGAACGCTTGCATGTTGCGTTCTACATTGTCCCATACAACGCCTTGGCGATAGATATGATTGGTATCGCGGAGGCCGTCAACGCTGAAAATAACAGCACCCGTAGTTCCGAATACACTTGCAAGTTCTTGCCACCATTCGACGCTCTTTGCTCCTGCATTGGTGTTCATACTCAACCACATCTTAGAGTTATGCTCTCTAAAATACTTGAATATTTCTAGTGTGTCTCTTGCAACAATAGGATCGCCTAAATTGCCGCACATGTACATTGTGTCTAGTTGTGCAATAAACTCGGGTTCAAAAATACGTTTACAATCATCTAATGTTAGTTCGCTTAAATCAATATGCGGATTTAATGCTCCGCCGTTTTGATTTCTATCACACATTGGACAACTGGCTTGACAGTTTTGTGTGTTTTCTAAATGTATGGTTCTAATGTCTTCGTACTTATACATCGTATACCAACTTTATATCTTTACCCGGGCCTACTCGGCTTGGCAAGTCACCGTACTGTTCTACATACCATTCAATGACTGCTACATACCAGTTGTGACTATTATGGTGAGCACGTTTGTTGAACTGCCATATGTTGTTGTTTGTTGCTTGCATTGTGCTGAGTGCTCTTGCACTTTCTTTTTGCAAGTCTCTTACACTTAGTTCATTTATATCCAATTAACATAAACCTTTTGTACTTGGGCAATTCCAATTCGCCTGCATATAGCGGACCAGTCATACGTGCCATGTTTCCAAATTCTTTGATATCTTTAACACAGTTGACATGTTCTTCTACTTCATAGTAGTTATTGCTTTGTAGCACAACTAATTTGCCATCTGGAATCTTAGCATACCATTCTGCAAAATTTTCAATGTGTTCGCAACTGGTATTGATAATAGTATCCGGACAGTCTTTCATTTGTACTTGTTTGCCGTTGGCTTCTGTCATATAATAAAAATTTCCTATTGTACCATCACTTGGAGCAGGCTTTTCAGACCATTCAAAATCCATTATATCTACTGTGCTGGCTTTGAAGCGCCAATCATCTATAAACCATTTTTTGTTAAATATTTCAGCAATATTAGCACAACTAGGATCTAGATCAAAACTGCGTATTTTGTCTACTTTAATGTCACTTTCAAACAGCATAGTTGCAAGAGTAGCGTACCATCCTGCACATAAGAAAACAGTACCTAAATCTGCATTACACTTTTTAAGTTCATGTACTAACCAAAGTTTACTTCGCAACTGTCCTCTGCTAAAACAATCATCCCATATTTCAGTATTGTTGACATAAAAATTTTTAAACGCTGCTGTAAATTGTGTATCAACATAACGATCTAATACGGGCCATAACTTCCATGTGTTGTCTTCCATAATTAATTTACGCAAGTCATCATCGTCAACTAATCTAAAAATACTGTGTAAATTTTGTTCAAGCACTGCTTTACGCAAGTCTTCTAGTTCTCCGGTTACTGTAGATGGCAGCAATCTAAAAATGCTTGAAATATCTTGATCAATATATGCTCGACGTAAATCGGCAAGTTTGGTATTAGTAGGGTAAAGTAATTCAAACCTATCTAGTAGCTCAAATGTTTTTAGCATTAAATTGCTCCTGCAACCAATCAAAGTCATTGATTTGTTTGAGTATGTCTAGTTTGCCTTGGTTTCTTGCGCCAAAAGCAGCGCCGGCTTTTGCACCCGCAAGAGCATATTCTCCGTATGCTCTGTTTTTGCCAACAGTGCACCAAGTGTGCAAACGTTTGTTTGTTTCGTCTTCTTTTTGTCTGTCAATTACTTTTGAACTCAATTTACAGCATTCTCTAAACGCACTTTTCCAAGTGTTGAACGGGTCTGTATTGAATGCTGTGATGTTTGATACTTTTTTTACAGCAACAAACTTACTGCTAATACTTGTGGTCATATCGGGTTTGCTGATATCCATGTTGATAGTAAGTTGTGTTGGAAATAGCTTGATGCCGCCATATCCATAAACCATATCGTTGATGGGATTCATGCTGCGCCACACATGCACAGCTTCGGTGTTGTGGTGTTCAGGAACATAATCAAAGTTAAAGTCTTCTAGCACATCAGCATCGCCGTCAACAATCCAAAAAGATTCAGTGTTGCATAATTTTGCACCTGCAATATGTGCTTGGTGAATGCCCTTGACTCCATGTACACGCTGTGCTCGTGGAAAACGTTGTTTTAGTTTTTGAAAGTTCTCATCAGCATTGGGCTCATTGTAACTAATAAACACAATGTCGTACTCAGTCTTTATAGGAGAACTTGCTTGTTGTTCTACAATTTTTTTATTAACAAAAAACCTTGCTTTGATTTCGCCCGGGCTGTGATAGCCGTTCTTGGGCATGAGCACAACGCCGTCGTAAAAGTCTCCGTTTTGAAAAACGTGTGTGTATTCTTTGCTGTACTCATCTACTTTGTAATTAAAGTCAAAGTCAGGGTTTACTTCTATGTCGTCATACACAATCCATAGGAAACTAGTAAGCGATTTTTGTTTGGCATCTAGCACACTGCTGGTGCATTTTGCTGTTATAAATCGTTTCTTGAGATTTTTATACTGTTTGTTTTCTGGATCACCAATAAAGAAAATATCATACATGTTGTTAGTATATATACAGTAAGCAGTTTTGTCAAGGAGAAAATATGATTTATGACGGCGCATCTTATCGGATAAACATTGAAGGTGCAGACAGCACAATTATTTTAGATAGTTGGACCAATACTCTAAAAGCAAACATTGCCAGCAGCACCGGCGAGGTGTTGTTGGACGAACAGACTGCAACATTCTTTGGAACATTCAAAGGCAACATAATTGCCAACAACGACGAAGTTGTTTTTGATGCTGAGACTAAAGAAGTTTATGCAAAAAACGTCCATGCTAATTTAATTGATCATTTTGGCAACCAAGTTTTTGATTTTGAAACCGGAGTGTTTAGAGGAAACTTTGTGGGCGACTTGTATGACGATACAGGATCTGTGGTTGCAAGCGTTGGCAATAGAACATGGTACGGCAACGTTAATGGCGATGTAGTGGACAACAAAGGAAACTCGCTGTTTGCAAACGGAATGTTTTCTGGAGATGTTGTTAGCAACATTTACAACAGCGAAGGTGTAATTGCGTTTGACAAGGACAACACATTATTTTACGGAAATCTACAAGGCAACGTTATAAGCGAGCATGGCGCATTACTGGTTGACAAAGAAACAGGCACTTTTAATGGTGATGTCAACGGTAATTTAGTGGGCAACATAATGGACGAAATTGGAACTATTGTGTTCAATCCGCACTCTGGAGAATTCAACAAGCAAGTAAACGGGCAATTTGCAGGTACATTCTTAGGAGATATTTACAACGAAATTGGCGAAGTCATATACAACCACAGCAGTGAAAGTATGCGCATCAAGAATCTCGATGTTGAATCTGCAGACGGTACATTCAGCGGCGAGTTTCAAGGAAACATTGTCAATCCGTACACAGGTGATGTCAAATACGATGCTACCATGCAGCACTGGGACAGCATCAGTATGTCAGGCTACTTGTACAGTGCAGCTGGTGCAGAGGCGTACGATCCTGAACAAAATATTTTTAGCTCAACTAAATTGTTTACCAAAGATATTGTGTGCAGTCACATCGACATTGACAGTACAGAAATAGGCAATGAAGGAATCTTTTTAAACATTGAAAGTGCATGGAGTCAACCTGCCATCGAAGCTAAATTTTACAGAAAACAAGAGCCGGATATTCCTCACTGGTTTCAGCAAGGTATTGAATTATGCGGAGTTGGCGGAACGTGGATGCAACCTGCTCCTTCGAAACCGGGAGACAGTTTGCCAGCACTGAACTGGAACGCTACAATACAAACCGGAACTGACCCAGAAGACAGTAGTTTGTTTGACAGTACAGCAGAAGAAACATCGACTACACAGAAAAGTGTTGCAGCATATATTACTGCTAAAATTCCTCAAGATGATAAATTCAAATACATGGACATCGACGGACATGGGTGCAGTGGAGAATTGCACTTTGTTGTAAATAATGTTGACGCAGGTCCGCAATATACAAAAATTGACAAATGGGGAAAATTGCACACAACACTTGCAGAATTCAAAGTTGACGGCGAAACAGGAGTTGTTCCTCACAATACGTCTGCACCTGACAGCTGGTTACAAATGACAGTCAACGGCGAAACTAAATTTATTCCATTGTACAGCTGATGTTTGAATATTATTACAATCGTGTGCCAGGCGTTGGATTGTGCAGAAATAATTTAGTTTACACCAGTAAAATAGATAGACAAAACAATCTTTTTAGTGTACATTATACATATGATCAACAATATCATAAAAATCAATGCTTGTCAGAATCAGCACTACAATCTAAATGGAAACGTGAATTAGAATTTACAAATCAAATGACAGCAAAGTTTCCTCATCATATATTAAAGATTACAGAACTTGATGAACACGACAAAAGAATTGTATTTGAAATTGAAGGTGAAGATTTTTGGCAGCAAGCAAGTTGCAACCAAGACAACTACAGCAATGTTTTACCCAACTGGCAAGAACAAATGATCGATATTTTAAAAGATTACAGACGTGCAGGCATATGGAAATACAGCTTGCATCCGAGCAGCTTTTTTGTTGTGGATGGCAAGTTAAAAAGTATTAATCATTTCTTTTGTTATAATGATAACGAGCCACGTGTGTCAATCACAGATGTGCTTGATCATATCAGTGAGGATAGAAAAAACAAATTGCTAGGATATTTGCAAGAAAACAATGTTAGTATCAATCAACAAGCATCGTTTGACTTTTATGCACAAATTTGTTTGGACAGCTTTAAATCAAATTACCCAATTAACTTTATCGAAGAGGCAAAACAGATATATGTTTAGTATCAAAGAATTTTCTGAAGATTTAGATCTAAGAGAATTTTACAAACAAGCAGAGCAACACGGGTATTACAACAATTGTAATCAAGAAGTTTTGCACGATAATATGAAACATCTAAAAGATTATAAAACCTATATACTGTATTGGGAAGATGCAGCCGTGGGAAGTGTGTGCTTGCACAGTTTGGAAGAACTGAACATATTAGAGGAAAATGCATACCGAGTTGGAGCTCGTACCTGTATTCTTAGACACCTTATTGGAGGTGAGCACAAGTTTGGTATGCAAAATTACAACAACAATCCGTTTAGTCATTATACAACACAACTGCTTTTTCCTGTATGTATTAAATATTGTGGCATTAATACTCCTATATATGTGAGCACAAATGAAAACGAAGTAGGCACACAAATCAAGGTACATCGAATTTGGACCAAGGTTATGCATCGATGGGGGTATTTAGAAAATCCAATCGAATTAGACTATAGGAACAATTTTCAATCGTTTTGGAAAATCAACAGTGAAAAATGGATAACCGATCTTAAACAACATGTTTGGCCCGAGGCTGAATTTATTTTAGAAGGATTATAATATGAAACTTTTTATCAATGGCGAAAAGCTAGACAACACATTTATGAATTCAACCCTTGGTCATAAAAATCAAAACTTTTTCTGCGATAGCATGGATTGGTTGCCAAACGTTTACAACACACTGTCTGCATGGTATGGCGATAATTGTACACTAAGCTGGGGACACAAAGGCAATGGGTTTTTGAATTTATCAACAAGTGGAACTACAGGACACCCTAAACAAATCAGCCATACTAGAGAAGTAATTGAACAAGTTGTTGACGCAAACATTAAATTGTTTAACTTGGACAAAAACAGTCGGCTAATGAGTTATTATTCACCAAGAGGGATTGCGTTTTATCCAGTTAGTACTTGGATTGCAGCAAAGCTAGGTTGCGAGCTACATATTGAAAATTTTACAGGCCTAAGCTACATTGATAGAGTGCACGAAATTCGACCGACACATTCTCTCATACTTCCGGTAATCTGGAGAACATTGCATCAGCATCCTCGTTGGAAAGAACTAGATATGAGTAGTTTAGACAGTTTAATGACGGCAGTTGAATTTACACCAGACGGAATGTTAGAAGAACTGCGTGAGCACGGTGCACAAAAAGTATACAATGCATACGGATGTACCGAAGTGCCTCCGGTAACACTGTTAAGTGAGGAGCCAAACACATATGGCCTCGATTGTGTTACTCCTGGCGTTGACTTTAAAATTGAAGACAGCCAAATTTGTTGCAAATGGAGTTCGCAAAAAGATTGGTGGCTAAGTGGTGATGTAGTAGAAGGCGATGCAAATCGTTTTGTATTCAAAGGCCGTAAACTGAATATGTTAAAATTAGGAGAGTGTGGCACACGCATTTATCCTGAAGTATTAGAAAAAGAAGCAATCAAGAACGGAGCAGAAGCTGCGTTATGCCAAGAAGTCAACGATAGAATTGTGTTGCATTATACTGGCGATTTATCCAATATCGAAAAAATCAAAGAACAGTTTTCCTATATTCAAAGATTTAGAATTAAAAAAGTTCCGCATATTGCAGTAGACGACAATCTTAGAAAAGTTGTTCGTACACAAGTGTTATGAAAATTACAGTTGTAGGAGCCGGTACTGCTGGAGCATTTGCTGGTGCATGGGCTAAGAAAAACTTCCCCAAAGCAGAAGTTGTACAAATTTACAGCAAAGAAATTCCTACAATAGGAGTAGGAGAAAGTGTTACTCCGCATATATGGGCGTTTTTACAAAGGTTTGGAGTTGACCAGTCAGTTTGGATGCAAGGTGTAAACAGTGAATGGAAACTTTCAAATTGTTTCCAAGGATGGACGGAACAAGATCAGCATTTTGGATTTACTTACAATAAACAATTAGACAGTATTGATCAATACGATTTAGAAACTTACATAAACAGAGATGTCAATCAACTTAGTACACTCGATGTTGCTGTAAATTTGTTTTTAAATGGCCACACAGATAATTTTCAATCTAGTTGGTACGAGTTGCACAATTTTATGGAAAATAACATTGTACCTACATCTGCAAAACAGCCGTTGTCAATATCGCATCACATCGATGCACATAGTATAAGCAATTGGGTAATAGAAAATATTTCAAAACCACTTGGTGTAAAGTTTATCGAAGGTACTGTTACAAATGTTAAAACAAATTCAGACGGTGTACAAAGTGTAAAAGTAAACAATGAAGTAATTACATCAGATTATTGGCTTGATTGCACAGGCTTTAATCGATTGCTTGTTAATAATGTAGATGATTCTTTTGTAGAATACAAAGACAATAAAGTTAATAGTGCATGGGTAATGCCGTTAAAAAATGAAGGCACAAAATACTATACACAAAGTATTAGACACGACTATGGCTGGCAATTTAAAATTGATTTAAAAGATCGCACCGGATCCGGTCTTGTGTACAGTGATGAGTATTTTGATGACGACAAAATGCTTGCATATTTTAAAACTGTTGAGTGTAATAATATAGCACAGCCTAGGTTGTTAAAGTGGAAACCTGGAAGATTAAAAAACCCAAGAGCTGGAAATGTTTTTGCAATAGGTCTAACAGCAGGATTTGTTGAACCTATGGAAGCAAATGCTATATGGCATACACTAGCCACTGTACACCGAGCAATTGATACAATACGTTACCAAAACAACAATTTATTTGATGATATTATACCAGCCGGGTTCGACGACACTGCACTTTTTATTTTAGTACACTACACATTGTGCAACAAAGGCACAAATAAATTCTGGCAAGATATGCGCAAAATTGGTGTAAGAGATAATCATGCTGATTTAGTATATAAAAAATACAAAGACAACACGTTAGAATATGTATCGCATTGGTATAGCATGTTTCCTGATTATATGTGGGCACAACTTGCAACAACTTGGGATTGCGATATGTCAAAATTTAAACAAGACATACCAAACAACACACAAAAATTAGTGCTTAACTATCTTAAATCCAATAGGCAAAACGCTTTTTAAAGTTTCTGCCCAAAAATTATTTGTTGTTAAACGAACACCTGTTTCAAGAACTTGAAAATTGTTCATTACATTCCGTTTGTTCATATCATTGAGTATTGGACTAATGTATTTGTCAAACACAAACCTGGGATTGTTGCCGCCGCCGTGTATCTCAATTGTTTCATATACCCAGCCTGCACGTTGCAATAGTTTACGAACTACAAGTTGATATCTCGGGTATTGTCCAAAGTTAGCAGCACTGTGATTTTTTCCTGCGTTCATTAGGTAATATTTTCCATCAGACTCCAACGGATACATTGTGTTTTTATCCAAGTCTAATAGACAAGCGCAATCGCCACTGATGTTTAAATGATATCTGTCGTCCACATCGCTGTGTGCATAATAGCAAGTGCCAGACTCTTGTTTTACAATTCTTGCTTCGCCAATGTTTTCTAATGGTGCAAGCAATTCTTCAAATACTGTATCTTTGTACTCTGGTAATATTTCCCAAGGATCATAAAAGAAATTTCCTGTAGGACGATTGATAACAGTTTTTCCTTCCATGTGTTGACAAAGTGCATTTGCTTGCAAAAGTTTATCAGAGGTTGTTGTAAATTCAGTGTTAGTTATCATACTGTATTTAATATATAAGTAATTGTATGATACGAGGATTCGAAAACTTACCCTATATAGATTTAGATCCGTTTTTAGATATCAACGGATTTCAAAGTTTACATGCCGAAATTGCAAGAGGCATGGCACAAGCACGAGAATTTGCCAAAGAAGGAACTTGGATGAAACCAGGATTTGACTTTGACGATATGAGCTATATTGCAAATTGGAAGCCTGTGTACAAAGCATTTGAAGAATATCAACAATTAGAAGCCGATGATCCAATACGAATCGAAGGTGATAAAATATTTCCCAAAGATTTTAGTGATTACAAACAACGTAATGTGTTTGTACGATATTTGTCTACTACGCTAGGTGCACACGATCCTTACATTTATTATGTATTGCGTGAAGAAGGCACCAATATGAAAGATAGAGGCGCTGAAGAAAGACACGAAACGCCTGAGGCAAAATATTTTCCCGGCGTTATGCAATGGGTCAACAAACTAAAACAAGATGGTATAGTTGAACACATAGGTAGAGTAATATTTTTTGTTAGTGCAAGTAGTAGCAAGCCTTTTGAGCATAGAGATTTAGATGCAGACACTAGAAATTATACTGATCACAACATAGAGTTTATACACATTCGACCAAACACACAGCGTGGATTTTATATTTGGGATCCTGAATACAAACGCAAACATTATGTCAACAGTCATGCATGTTTTTTTAACGACCAAGACTGGCACGGTGGTGAATTTAGTATGGAACAAGAATACGGGTTGCGTATTGATTGCAAATTTACACAAGACTTTAGGCAGCGTATCGGCATAGGACATTTAAAACATTACTAATGAATATAGATAAAGTTTACATCCCGTTGGAATCGAAGTGGAAACGTATTGGCATTAGTTTAAGTGGCGGTGCTGATAGTGCACTACTAGCGTATCTTATTTTACGCAATTCAAATGCTGACATTTACTTTACTACACAAGTTCGAATGTGGAAAACACGACCTTGGCAGCGATGGATTGCCAAAGATGTTGTAAGCTGGCTTCGAGAAAATTTTAGTAATCGTATAGAACACATCGAGGGGTTTATACCGCCGGAACTAGAGGAGCCCACAGAATATCTTGTCAAAGACGAATACGGTGCGCTCAAGCCCGGTAACAGAATCATACTCCGAGCACACAACGAATACATTGGAAATATGTTTAAACTAGATGCATGGTATGCAGGCGTTACTCTTAATCCAACTGAAGATTTTGAAGGCAAGCTCAACGACAGAGACGATGCAAGTTTGCCAGTTGAAATGGAACACATGGGCGCAAAAATATGTCATCCTTTTGTTAATGTTCGCAAAGACTGGATTATTAAACAATATATGAATTTTGAAATTGGCGAATTGTTGGAGATTACACGTAGCTGCGAAGGCGAATTTGAAGATTTGGATTACACAAACTACACCCCATATCAATATGTACCAATCTGCGGAGAATGTTTCTGGTGCAAAGAAAGAGAATGGGGGATACAAAATGCACTCAAGTAAAACTTTTTGTATGCACCCGTTTACAGGACTTGCTACACGAGAAGACGGAGCAATTAAAGTATGCTGCCGTAGCCAACCTATTGGATTTATACAAAATCAAACACTAGAAGAAGTATGGAACAACGATGCTATGCGTACTGTACGCAGACAAGTACTCAGCAACGAACAGCCAGCTGTGTGCAAACCCTGCTTTGACTTGGAAGCACAAGGAGTTGAAAGTTTAAGACAGCGTCACATACGAGATAGCTACCCCGAGTCACGTATTAACTTGTATCCTAATGCACTGGATAGTCTGCAAGACGATTTTACCATGCCGTTTGAATTGCCAACTATAGAAATCAAAATAAACAACCTGTGCAATTTAAAATGTCGTATGTGCAACCCGTTGGATAGTACACAATGGAAAGACTGGGAAGAAGTTGAAAGTTTTTATCAAGACGAAGGCAACTATCTTGTAGATGCAGTGAGAAAACTTGGACTAACCAAAGCACCGTACATTGGATTGTTTGAAAACAAGGACGACTTTTGGGAAAACTTAGAAAAACTATTGCCTTACTTTCGTAGAGTAGAATTTGCAGGCGGTGAGCCGTTGATGGATCCTACACATTATAAAATATTAGACATGCTTGCACGCCACGGCGACAATATTGAATTAAAGTACGCTACAAACGGCACAGTGACGGGTATTAAAGGCGGTAGAACAATACACGACTACTGGCCCAAGTTTAAAAAGGTGAGCGTAAACGTAAGCATAGACGGCTTGCACGATGTCTACGAGTATATTCGAGGCAACGGCAAGTTCAGCGAAATAGAAGATAACATCAAAGTGTTTAAAAGTTTTCCTAATGTGGACTATGTTGTAGGTGCATGTACTGTACAAGCAGGCAATATCGTACAGCTACCAGAGATTATTGATTACTTTTTAAACAAAATGGGCATTGTATTTTATTCACATAGAGTAAATTATCCTAATGTACTAAGTGCACAATGCTTGCCGATTAAATACAAAGAAGACGTTGTAAGTAAATTAAAAAAACTGTTGGTTGATGTTAAAACGTGGAAGTGCATGGATCAGCATCCTCAATTGCTGCCTATGACATTGCAACAAATACAAGACAATATCAACTTCTTACAAGCACGTGATTTAAGCAACAAATGGCCGCAAACATTAGAATTTAATCACAGGCTAGATGCAAGTCGCAAACAAGGACCATTTGAATCGATATGTTTAAAGTAGAAAACAGATGGAATCACTACAAAGACAGTGTAAAAATAGAATGGAATTTGGGCAAGCGTTGTAATTTAGACTGTACATACTGTCCTGCAGAAATACATGACAATTTTAGTCCGCACACTAGACTAGACAAATTAATGCACACTGTTGACAAACTTGCACAATTAAAAAATGCAAGAATAAGTTTTACTGGCGGAGAGCCTACTGTACATCCTGCTTTTGAAAAATTGCTTGATTATGCAAGAAGTAAAATACAATGGCTGAGTGTTACTACAAATGGCACACGCACTGTGGAATTTTACGAACGTATACCTGTAAACTATATTGTGTTTAGTTTGCATTTTGAAGATCCACATTGGAAACGCAGACTGAGAACAATAATTGACTTTGCAACTGCCACGGAAACATTGTCGCATCCAAAAGACTTTCATATTGCACTAATGGCACATCACGACTATATAAAAGAGTTGAAAGAAGCTGCCAGTCGTTTAACAGGATTTAACATTCCATTTACTATAAGAAGAATACGATGGACAGAAAAGCACGACTGGTTTGACGATTTAAAATACAACGGGCAAGACCTAGACTGGATACTAAGATGCAATGCTACTGCCAAACCCAACACACTAGTAGACGATTTTGAACTTGTACATGCAAACGATTTGATAAAAGAACATAGAAACAAGTTCAAAGACTGGAATTGCAATGCTGGGTTAGAGAGTCTTATGATCAATTGGGACGGCGAAGTGCATCGAGCTACATGCAGAGTAGGCGGGAGCTTGGGCAACATATACGACGACAGTTTTGAAATGCCAGACGAATCAATAATTTGCACTAGAGAGTGGTGTACTTGTGCAGCAGATGTGAATATAACAAAATGGAAATAGATGCAATTAAATTATCCAAGCCCGAGCCAATGATGGTAACTTGGGATATTGGACGTAGATGCAATTTTGATTGCACTTACTGCGAAAGCACAAGACATGACACTTACAGTCCGCCAACTGCAAAGCATAATTTAGAGCACACATTAAATTTTATCAAAGATTACACAAATTTATACAATCAACCAAATGCGAATATAGGGTTTACAGGCGGGGAACCAACAGTTAATCCAGAATTTTGGAATCTGGTTACCAAAATCAACAACGAAACTGAATTTCAAGTTGGAATGACCAGCAACGGAACTTGGCCTGAGCGACATATTGACTTTATCAAAGAAAATTTTGTAGGCATTACACTCAGCTATCACGCAGAAGCACACGAAACTTTAAAAAAACGCACCATACGCAATGCTGAACTGGTAAAACAAGCAGGCATGTGGCTTACAGTAAATGTAATGATGCATGTCGACTACTGGAATGAGTGTGTAGAAGTACACGAACATCTTGTATCACTAGGTATTGATAGCAAACCTACTATTATCGGTGATGGAAACATTGGATTTACCAACTGGTTTACAGACACAGATGGCAGTCAGCGTAGAACCAGTCACGAATACACTGTACAACAGCAACAATGGTACTTGAAGCAAAAGGGATTACCATTGGATTTAGCTGAAAAAATTGCAGGAGGACACGAATTGCCAAGAGGGTGTTGCGGTGCTAGAAGTATTGAAGGCAGTTGCAATGGTTGCTGGAACAAAGTTGAAGCTGTAAACACCAATTTCAAAGACTGGTATTGTGCAGTAAACAATTACTTCTTGCACATCGACGAACATACAGGAAAAGTGTACCACCATCAAACATGCAAAGCAACATTTAGCGACAGAGTTGGAGCAATTGGCAACTTGAATAATACAGAAGGTATACTAACATATGCATACGAAAATAGAAATGCTATAATACGTTGTCCTAATCAACGTTGTGGTTGCGGAATGTGTGTGCCTAAAGCAAAAACACTAGCTATGTTTAAGAATATTGTTGACTAGGTGTTTTAACTATATTGCCGCAGGTTCTTGCACAAGTGATTAATTTCTGCGTAGTCCAGTATTTTGTCCAAACTTGAGAATAACTAGGACGACTTAGTATTTGTTCAATTGAATAATTGTGCATACTAGTGTTTCCTAACTCTTTGATTAGATTTTTATACTGTTCTCGAATTGAGTTTTTTGTATTAGAAAATTTATCACTACTAGTAAAATAGTTATAAGGAATACTTGCTAAAAAACAGCAAGGCATTAAATCTAGGTGTGCGTCAATGTATACTTCGTTTTGTTTCTTAGCCCAGCAATCAATCACACTCTGCTCTATTATTGCAGGTATTTTTTCAATATCAATTTCGGGCTCGGGTACATGCGGCTCAAGTGTATCTACTACATTGCCAGAGTTATCCAACACATCAAATGTATTTCCTAATGCAAATCTACTGCTGTTTTTTACAGTAAAATATTTAAACTTGTAATATTCGGATACTGCTTTTGCTGCATCAACTTGATGAGCATTGTGTGCAAAGCGTATCATACTCCATTCAGCAGTGCCGCCTGCATTAATGAAAGTTCTTGCATTGTTGATTATTTTGTCAAAGTCAGTGTTTATTCTATATCTGCTGTGAGTATCGGCCAAGCCATCTATTGCAAATACTACTTTATGCTCTGCTGGCAAATGCTTTGGTAAAGTTTTCCAAAAATCTCTATTACGCAAACTGCCGTTTGTGTGTATGTCAACGTAGATGTTGTCATCTTTTATATGGTCAAGCATTTGTACAAAATGAAAGTTTAGCAAAGGGTCGCCAAAATTTCCACAAAATGTTACTTTATCAATTTGTTTTTTTACTCTAGGCGTGAAGATTCTTTTAAAATCTGCAATAATCCAATCTGATTCTTTGAGCAACGGATTAGTCAATCCACCGTGATGATTCCTGCTGCACATTGGACACTTTGCTTGGCAGCGATTGGTAATTTCTATATGTACACTTTGTAATTGATCAAAACTAAACACTTTTTATTTATGTGCGCAGTTAATGATATAAATACCATATGGATCATTTAGACTTTTATAATGCACACAAAGACACTCCTGTTGTATTAAAGCCACTTCCGGATTACGATATTGAAAGTCAAGTAAAATGGATACTAACTGGAAACGGGTATCACTGGGTAGAACTGAATTGCAAGTTTGACGTAGAAGATTGGCAGCAAGATGCAACAGCAGCCAAAGAATATTATGTTCCTCATAGAGACGAATCATCAGGCGAAGGCACTCATCAAGGATGGGAGAGCTGTGCATTACACGGATTAGGTACTGACAAAACAAATGACTGGCGCACTTATGTGCAAGGAAAAGAACCTGATTACAGTTGGACCGAACTAGGAAATAAAACCGCCAGCATAAAATCTTTTTTTAACGAAACATTTCCAGCAGAACGTTATGCAAGAATTAGATTTATGAAACTAGAAGCCGGCGGATGGATTTCACCTCACAACGATTACACGCCAATGATAACTGAAGAAAATATTTTTAACTGGCCGTTGCCTGTTAATATTGCTGTTGATCATCCTAGCGAGTGTCACATGACATTGAAAGATCAAGGATGTGTTCCATTTAGCAACGGAAAAATGTTTCTTGTAAATATTTTCAATGATCATAGTGTAGTCAACAACAGCAACAAAGACAGATTGCATATAATTGCACATTGTTACTTGGGCAGTCGTAAACAAGAATTTATGAAACTTATTGTAGAAAGTTACAAACAACAGCATGAACATATATCAAGCCAAGTTTGAAAGTAACACAACATGTGTGTGCATTGTAAATGATATTGACAAGTATACACACGATCGCCAGCTGGTTATAAATCGTGCAGATTATACAATTAGCAATCTTACTGGCATGGGCTACGATGTACTAGAACACAAAAGCGTTGATTTGCTATTACAGTATGCAAGTAAAAACTACAAATATGCCGTTGTAATAAGTGCCGGCACAGAGTTTATCAACGGATCAACATTTTTTGATAATCACCCTAACGAATACCATTTGATAGGACATATCCTCGACGGTAGTGATGCATATTATGGCTTGCACCCGCAATGTTTTAGCATCAATTTAACAACATTTGTTAAACTAGGGTGTCCTAAATTTGGAAACGAACAACCGTTTTCAAGTCATATACAATACAACCCAATTCGTTCGTACAATAATATACACGATGATTATTTGCCATCTTGGATTGCGCCAGGGGACATTGAAAAAACATTTGCTCATAAACTACCTGGATGGAATCTCATAAGTGCATTTCTCAACAATCATATACGTATCGAAACTTATAACACCAATGTGCGTGATGGAAAATTTTATCTATATACAAAAGGCGAAACAACTAGCTATGTATATCAAAAATATAATTATTGCCTTACAACACACGTACACGATACTGCAACAGGCGATGCTGTTAATTACCCAAGACCGTACAACACTCCAATACACACACTTGTAACGCCTGCTAATAAACATGCTGCTGATTTGCGTAGCCCAAGTGCACATAAAATATACTACGACTATAATCCTAAAGCATTAGAGAGTGTCGGAGGAGGAGTTTTGTGCGATCCAATAAACAACCCACAAGAATTTGTTGCAAATATTCCAAAAGAAAATCCCGAAGGATTGATAATTGATATGAGCAATATATTTTGCTACGAAGGTACTGCTATGATGTATAGTTTGTATTATAGAGTACAACAAGAAAATCTTCTTATAAATCTTTTAAAAGACACTGTTCCTACTGCAACAATTATATTTGACCAACGGGCTGCTGAAGGAATAACGCCCTGGAGGATTGAATACGGACTTGTAGAAAATTTACAAACTACAGACTTTGATTGTTTAAATCTTCCATCATGGCATTAAATTTGTCAAGCTCTTTGGCTTTGGGTGCACACAGTCCACACCAACAACTGCTTTTTTTACACACAATTCCGTTGCTGTGCATAGAGTTGTATATAGCATCTGTATCATTTAGATAACCAATTGGCCCAACTTCATTGTTGTAATTCATTTTGCAGTCTTTGTTGGTGAAAACTTCGCCAGTTGTTTGTCTAATATACAAAAAGTAATCTGCAACACTGCAATGCCATCCTTTGAAATTGTTTTTTACGTAGTCTGTTTTGCAGCCGCTGGCGCACAGTTCTCTTTTGCTGCAACAACTTCTACCTGTTGCACTTAGATTTAATCCTTTAACAAACGCATGTGCTATTTTGTCTTTTGTTGTGACCTTTCTGCCAAGCAAGTATTCACTTTGTTCAGCATTGTAGTTCCATCGCATATCAAGCCAGTGATGATCAATTTGTCTTGCAACGTAATCGATGTTGTTGGATTTACACCATTCGATCATTTGTATACATGTGTCCCAGTGGCGTGGATGCATCATAATTGCCACGTGAAAGTTTTTGTTACGTTCAGCACAATGCAAAATATTATTCTTAACCATTTGTTGCTGCTTGGGTGTGCTTTCAGCATGAAAACTAATAGTAAAAAAATCCACATACTCGCATATGCGTTTCCATAGGTTTTTACCCACTACTGCATTTGTTATAAATGCAATTCCCATATAAAAATCAAAGTTTGATTTTTTGTCTTTGAGATATTTTAAAATATTCATAATATTAGGGTGGAATAAACTCTCGCCGCCTTGAATATTTAAATTTGCTTGTTTGACGCCTTTTCTACGGACATACTCAAATATAAAATCTACAGTATTTAGACATTCTGACAACGGAGGATGTTCTGTTGTGTTGTCATGGCCGTCGCCACAATATGCACAATCGAGATTGCACTTTAATGTACTTTCCCAAGCAATTTGCATTGCACCTGGTTCAGTTGGATATAGTATATCAAACTCCATCTATTCTCCATTTGGTAACACACATTTCTCCACTGCAATTGCAAATTTCTTGTTCGCATACAACTGGTTGAATTTTAAATCTATCATCTGTATAAATGTTTTGATTTACCATTTGTCCGCAGTTTCCTTTTACATTACCGGCATGGTCGATTCTAGCAATATCAACACCAAGATGGCACATCCAATCTTTGAAGTAATTCAAATTGTTTAAAGCAAAATAATTGTCATTGTATACTATTGTATCGTCGTCGAGCAGCACTGTTGTACGGGGCTTTCTTCTAACTTTATCATACCATTGCATGTTGGGAATACGTTTTATAGGCTCATTCATATATTCCAACTGCGTATCTGTGTAATTGTGTTTGCCGTTGATCAACACTGTTTTGGCAATAACTGGAAATTTGTTTTTGCTGTTGTGCACAAGTTCTACTAGTTTAACACATTCATCAAAATTATCAGGAGATATCAGTACATCAACGTTTGTTTCAATTTCTTTTTCATACAACAAATCGGCAACTTTTATAATATGGTCAACATTTGATTCTTCTACATGCAAGCTAATATGCACTGCATCAAAACAATCTCCATATTGATCCCACCATCTTAAACTTTTGCTTGCATTTGTACTAATCGTAATAATTACATCGTGTTGTTGTTTGATTGTTTTGCAAAATTCAGGAAGGTCTTTCCACAGCGTTGTTTCTCCGCCTACAAGGTACAGTCGTGTTTTTCTGTTGTGAGTTTGTAAATATCTTATTAGTGCAGTGGATAATCTATCAACATTTGGCCACAATTTATCTCCAGTATTTGCTCCTGGAAAACAATAGCTGCATTTAAAGTTACAAACGTTTCCTAGTTCTAACTCTATGCTTAACTCTGTGGACAAATTTTTAATGCTGCTGATCATAATAAATGTGCTAGCTCAGGAAATACATCCTTGGCACTTACTCCTCTAATAGCATCCAACTTTGTTACATATTCTTTGAAGCCTGGCAGCAAACTACTTTTGTCTTCTGCATCCATGTGATTTAATATAGCTTCCCAGCGTCTCCATCCATAAGGATTGTGTTTCCAAAAGTTGTCGTCTTGTGTGTAGTGGTCGTACAGATACCCTTTGAATCTTCCAAACAATTCTCTAATTTCTTGTTTGTCTTCTTTGGGCAATATTTGTATACTCATAAACGTAGGAATATACAACAAGTGCATGTTGAAAATGCCGCCGCCTGCTGTTATGTTTTTGATTAGTTCTGTGTTTACTTTTCTAAAATTACTGCTGATTTTCCAGTGTGCAAAGTCTGGCAAATGTTTGATGTTAAAAATTTGTATAGCAGTAGCAATGCTAGGACGGATATTGTCAGGAGTATTATCCAGCATGTGCAAATTGCGTTCTACTGTTTCCCAATCTGTAGGATATCTTATGTAAGCATTACGGTCACCAAAGCCGTCCATACTAACACCAACTTTTACAAGTTCAAAATGTTTCCACAGCTCGATGAGTTCTTGATCAACAAGTATGCCGTTTGTGTTGTAGCGCAAACGTATGCGTGTGTTGTATCCTTGACGGATGATTTCTTCTATAAACTTTTTGTGCTCTTTGATCATTAGAGGCTCGCCGCCTGCAAAATATACTTCGCGCAAGTTGGGTATTTGTTTGTACAGGTCGTGCCAGAAGATTTCTTCTTCGTGCCACTTGTTGTTGAACTCTGATTTGTCCCATTGCATTTGACGCTTGACTTCAGGGTCTTCCAATTGTGGCTCAAGAACTTTCCAATCTTTTACCCATTTGCTGCTGTCATGCGGCGAGCACATTACACATTTGATATTGCAAGTGTGTCCAAGGCGCAAGTCCAAGTACTGCAATTCGTTTTTGTACCTGCCGTCTGGTTTAGTATTGTTAAGCAACTCTTCTACTTCGAGCCCACGTTCCATCCATGTGCCGGTTTCCCATACACGTTTGCTCACAACACCTTTTGACTCTTCTTCAAAACACTTTGTGCAACTGGCAGGTATTTTTCCATCCATCATGGTGCGTCTTACGCTGCGCATGTACTCACTGTTCCATGCTTCCATAGGAGAACTTTTTGCAAAGTTTAGGTGTTGTCCTGCATCTGTTTTTACAATACCAACTGTGTGATCTGTGCCTGCGCCACTGGCATTAGCACTGCAACACAGTCGCATGTCGCCATTGGGACGTGTTGCCAGGTGTATCCAAGGCAATGCACAAAATGTAGGAGTAGCTTTGTCTGCCAGCTGATCGTTGAATAGTTTTATAAAATCTGTCATTTACGTCCTATTAGCAAGAATCTATTGTACAAAGGCAATTCTAATGTCTCTTGCTTAATTATATATGACAATCCGCTGTGTGCTGCAAAATCTTCTACTGTGTCAAAGCATCGTATGTGTTCTGGTAAATCATAATAGTTGTTGCTTTGCAATACAACTAAACTATCTGGTACACGGCTTAACCACGTATTGTATTGTTCTTGCGAAATGTGTTCTGTGCTGGTGTTGATAACTATATCAGGATTAAATTCGTATTCGTATGTGCACATGTCTGAAGTTTCTGCACGAAAGTTTCCATCTATTTCCTGACGCTTGCAAATCATATTAGCAGTGTCTTCGCAATTTTCATCAATGTCAACACTGCGTATTTGTCCTGGTCTGATTACACTATTAAAAAGCATACTAGCAAGCACACCATTCCACCCGCCGTGAATAACAATATCAGGATTTGTGCCCACACACGTTTTTAAATTGTCAATTAGCCATTCTTTGCTTTGCAGTTGTCCTTTCCAAAAACTTTCTAATACACTGTAATGATTTTCACTGTTGCGTACAGCATCCATCCAAAACGCTACATCTTTTAAATCTACGTACATAGGTAGTCGGTTACTTTCTTGTCTATATTCAACCCGTTTAAATAAAGTTTTTTGTTATCAATTCTTCTTTTCTTTGTTGCTGCATTTAGCTTTGTTAAATTTTTGTTTTCAATTATTTGTCTTAATACATCAACAGCGCCAAACAATCGTTCAGCATCATCCAAGTCATCGTAACTGTGATCAATTATGTCATCAAACATATCAAATCCGTATTCTCTGAGACGTTTTACAACGCCCTTTGGCCCTATTATAACAGGCATTTGATAACAAGTAAACGATTTATATGTCTTTTCTGTAATAAACATTTCACTAACACGATTATTGTCATTTTCAGTATAAAATGTTTCACTTACAAGATTTATTAATGTCCTGCCGTATATATCAGGATTTAAATCGTTTGGATAACACTTGTCTATATCGCCATATACATCAAGACACAACGGTAAAATTTTATCAACTTTTGGAATTTGTTTTTTTAATAAAACCGATTTGTTAAAATTTTCAGGATTAAATACATTATACAAGTTAAAAATATTTGCAGAAACCAATCCATGTTTTAATAAATCTAAGTAATGCAGATATATAGTAGTTGCTGACCTATGTTGTCTTGGTCTATTTTGCAAACAGCAGTACCACATATCTTTATCAACACTAACATCATTGCCGCAATCCACTGCCCAGTCTCGGTGTCTCCAAAACCAACTGTTTAATGGATATACATCAAATATCTTTTTTTGATCTCTTAACCAAAGAGTGTATTCTTTTTCAGCATCTAAATGACCGGTTGCATATGTTACACGATTTTCAAGATTGTAATCCTTTACCAATTCATAGACTTTTTTAAAAGTTCTATAGCTAAATCCTTCTAATGTGTCATCCAGCAATATATGAACATTGTCGTAAAGTTTAGCAAAGTTTAATCCAGCAGAGTCAAAATTGTATCTATAATCTATAGCATACAAAAACACACCAGAAGGATTTTTAGTCCAATCTTTAAAAGACATTCGTTGTAACCCAAGCATTTCAATATCATTGCATGGGTCCCAGTTTGTGTATACTACTTGAGTTTTTGTTTCCAATGGCTAATAGTCCTATCAATGCCTTCTTCATAAGAAATTTTAGGCTGCCATCCTGTTTTGCTGGTAAGCAAGTTGTGATCGCTGTTTAACCACCAAATTTCTCCATGTCGAGGATCTTTTGTATCCCAGTTAATAGTACCGTTCCATCCAAGCTGCTGTTGAATATATTCTGCACAATGTCTAATTTTACGTGGATCGTCTGGGCCAATCGTGTAGAAGTTTCCTTTGCATGCATCTTTGTTTTCAATAACTGACATCCACGCATCCAACAAATCGCTGATGTAAATAAAGTTTCTATAAGGCTCTGCATATCCCAGGTTACAAGTATCTCCTGCAAGCATCTGTGAAATAATTTGCTCTGTAACAAAGAAGTCGTTGTCTTTGCGACCATAGCTGTTGGTTTGTCTAAAACTTGCCCACGGGAGTCCGTATGCTCTGCCAGCATATTCCAAGTATTTTTCGCAGCCGTATTTGGCAACAGCATAAGGAGCATTTGGATTAGGCTGTGTGTGCTCATTAAATGCAACACTGGTTTTGTATGTGCCTGTTTGCTCAACTTCGTCGCTGATGGGTTGCCAGCCGTACACTTCCATTGTACTTGCAAATACAAAATACGGAAGAGTCTTTAGTTGTCTGCAAGACTCAATTAAATTCACTGTGCCTACATAATTAACTTCACTGAATTCAACTTGCTCATAAAAACTTTGCTGTACTTCTGTGCGAGCTGCAAGGTGTACAATGATATCAGGATTGACATGTGCAACTTCTTCTTTTACAGCATAATGCTGTTTTAGATCACTTTTTAATTCGTGTACATCACCGATTGCACGTAATCTTGGCAACAAATGCTGACCGATAAATCCAGTACTGCCTGTAATTAGTATTTTCATTTGTGTTTCCATTCTTTGTAAGACTCTGTCTTGCCAATGTTTAATAATCTGTTGTAATTGGCTAAGTACCGGTGTCCGTTGTGTTTCTTTGCGAGCTTTTCAAACAGCTTTGGCATATACTCTTTGTTTTCTACAATATCCAACATTCGATAGTAGTTGTGTTCACATTTATTATATACTTTTTTATACAATATGTCAAGAGGTATTTCAGTAAGTTTTTTCACTTGCTCAAAGTATCCTTCGCAACGAAGTGTATCATCATCAATGCTGTCAAAACTATAATCAATTATATCATCGAATATTTCAAATCCATAGTTTTTTATATATGTGTTTGCATGAGGTGCGCCGTAAATAAAAAACGGACGTTTGTTTAGTATGGGCAAAAATGTTTTTTCTGTATAAAACAAACACTCTGTATTTGACTCACTTATCAAACTAAACAAACTGTTTTGAAATTCCTTTGGTGGTTTATAAATGTCACACATTCCGTCATCGCCGTTCCACTGAGCATCAAAGCTCATGGTAGTAGGTGTCCACCATTTGAATTCATAAACATAATCATCTACTTTATCAAGTTCGTGCCAACTGATATACCCGTGATCAAACAAATTGTATTTGTACATGTGATCAATAAATTCGCATCTCCACGGATGTGCTCTTCCATTCATACTTGTAAATAGTTTTTTTATTTTTGTGTGTCCAAGTGGCTTTCGCTGTGTGTCCATTGCATGGTTAACAACTACATTTGCAAAGTATGTAGGATAACTTAGAAAGTTTTTGTCGCCTGCATATTTGTATCTGTAATTGTATTTTTTATCATTGACTGCGCCTGTGATAGCCTTAAAGTCAATATTGTGTTTTTCTGCATAACATTTAAATGCTACATATTCCCACCCATTGGGAAATATCTCAACTGGTTCCCATTCCTCCGGGCCAATAATGTAAAAGCCTTTGGGAGGAGTAGGCAACTTCATGTCATTGTAGATATCAGGAGGTGAAGTTTCGCCCCATATAAAGTAATAAAAGTTATTGTCAGTCCATCTTTTTAAAAAGTTGCCATTGAAATTATTATCGTGCATAAGTATAATTATGTTCGAGATAGTAGATCAATTTGAAAAAGCGGTTGCAGAATATTTTGGTGCACCATATGCAGTAAGCACAGATTGCTGCACACACGCTGTTGAAATGTGCTTGCGTTATAAAAACGTAACTACAGCAGTTTCTCCTAAACACACATATCTTAGTATTCCTATGGTGTTACAAAGATTAAACATAGACTGGTCATTTCAAGACAACCAGTGGACGGAGTATTATCATGTAAGTGATAATGTGATTGATGCAGCTACCATGTGGAGAGCCAACAGTTATATTCCAGGAACATACATGTGTCTGAGTTTTCAATATAGAAAGCACCTTAGCCTGGGCAGGGGAGGTATGATACTGTGCGAAAACAAAGATGATAGAGACAATCTCATCAAGCTAGGCTATGACGGTAGGCACAGAGAGTGCAGCTGGATGGAACAAGACATTGATAGTATTGGATATCACTACTACATGACTCCAGAAACAGCACAGGTTGGATTAGATAAATTACAAGCTGCTAAAGACACTGCACCAAAGATATGGAACTGGAAAGACTATCCTGATATATCATCGCACAAAGCTCTAACATCCAAGTAAGCATGTATCTCAGGATATTTTTGTGCAATAATACCATCTGGAACATGTACAACTTGATGTAGTTCTTTGAATTTCTTTTTTATCAGCGTCTTTTTAATAGTTTTATGCAAGGATGTAAATATACCAACTGTGTCGTCACGTATAACATAGCCTAGACAAGGATATATATAATTTTGTACCACATCAATGTGTTCTGCAACATCAGGATGACTATCTTCAACATAATCAAATGCAAGATTTCCGCTTTCGAGATTTCTCACAGGCAATGCAGTAATTTTACTTTTATAAAATCTACTTAAATGAAGGTGTTTCATTTGCTGTTCTTCGTTTAAAAATAAGTCTTGTACAATTTCGTCTACTCCTTCGTCAACCCATGGATCAAATCCATGCCCTTGCCAGAGTATGTTGTCTTTGTATAAACGACTCACATAAGATATAGCTGTTGCATTTTTTACAATATCGTCCATTGGAGACCAGCGGTTTTTTAATTCTGTTATTGTTTTTGGAGTAAGCGCATCGTTGAATCTACTACCTGCAGATTTCCACATACCATGTGCTTGTACATAATCGTCTCGAGACCAACTGGTCCACATAATCATTATCTTATCTTCGGGTGTAAATCCAAACTTCATATCGGCTTCCATTACACGATGCATAATGCCCACATTACCTAATCCTGCAAAAGCAAAGTTATACAACGGCATTTGCAAATCATAAGCAACTATATTTGCCCATGTTGGCCACATGTACTGCGAAAAACTACAACCAAAAACAAATAATCTGCTCATCAAATTCCTTAAATATCTATATGAGTATTTATAGCACCAATGAGTGGGATCCACTAAAGAAGGTTTGTGTCGGCGTTGCTGATTACTGCCGTATACCCGAGATGGACGAAAGTCTAAGAGTTATCAACTATGCTGACAGAGCAGACGTTAGCGATGTTGTGCCAGGATTGTATCCGCAGCAAGTGGTTAATGAGAGCAACGAAGACCTCGAAACATTTGTAAAGTTTTTAGAAGGCGAGGGTGTTGAGGTTGTAAGACCGCAACGCACAGAGGATGTAAAGTATTACAACTACTGTCCAAGAGACACTGTTTTTGTACACGGCAAACGTGCGCTTGCTGCGCCTATGGCATTAGAAGCAAGAGAAGATGAGTGGAAGCATTTGCTACCAGGAGTTTCGCCTATTGAAGTTGGACATCGTACAGATCGCAGCGGACTGTATGACGAAAGTTGTGTAGGCGATCCCGACAAACTTGCTCTCACAGAAACAGCGCCTTGCTTTGATGCTGCAAATGCTATTCGTGCAAATGACGATATTATGTACTTGGTCAGCAACAGTGGCAACAAAGCTGGCTCAACATATTTGCAAAATTGGATTAACAAGCCTGCTAACAGTGTTAGTGAACCGGGCAACTTTAAAGTACATACGTTAGAAGATGTTTACAGTTATATGCACATCGACAGCACTATTGCATTTTTACGTGAAGGACTATTGCTTGCAAATCCAAGCAGAATCAAAAGCAAAGACGACTTGCCAGGTCCATTCAAAGACTGGGATATAGTTTGGGCACCCGATCCTGTAGATGCAGGACATTACCCAGGATTGTGCAACAGCAGTATATGGACATGGAATGTCAACTTGTTTAGTGTTAATCCTAATCTTGTTGTATTAGAAGAACACCAAGAGCCAACACGCAAAGCATTGGAAGCAGTTGGTATTGAGTGTGCTATGTTGCCATTAAGACATGCACGTACACTCGGCGGTTGTTTTCATTGCTGTACGTTAGATCTTGTGCGGAATACTTAATAGCTGATCACTTGTGAGTTTGTGAAACTCTGGGCCATCGTGCATACAATCACGAGCTTGCATACTACCTACCCCGGCAGGATCTACAAAATGTATATCATATTCTGTGAATTTCAAGTCTTCGGTAATATCGTGCTCCCAACTAAAGTTCAACACAGGCACTCCAAGACTTTTCCACGTATTGTTCATTGCTAGAAACCATCCTAATGTGTTTATGTTCATTTCGCCTTCGTCCATGATATAACGCTTTCCCCACCATTGCCCGTCTTTGGTAGGAGTTTCGCTCATGTCAGAAAGTCTTATTGAATCTCTTTCTTGAAATCCAAAACTTTTTCGAAACTTTTGCGGCCACTGACATACTACTAATTTAGGCAATGGCAATTTGCTGTTTCTCCACAACAATGTATTATAATATTGAATGTCCATTCCAGTGCTGGCTTTGCCTAAATTAACATAATCAATTCCTAATTTTTCACAATACTGATGGAGCCATATATCCTCCTTGGGCAAGCCTACTCCTTCTGTATAACTACACCCAAAGCCTAACACGAAGTCTTTGTTAACATCACCAAATTCTTTTGTTCTATATCCATGCGAATTAAACGAGTACGATATATCAGCATTACGCCATTGCCAATCCTTGCCTTGGAATTTTTTACAATTATACTTGAATGTTTTGCTATCATCAGTGCTGTAAAATTTTTGTTTAGAGCCAACAACTTCTTGATCAGTTAACAATGGATAGTTTTTATTAAAATGCAAGCCGTGCATGTTTATTCCTTATAAATATATACGTATTTAATTCACATAGGAGAATACTTTTGCAGGACTGGTTCAACGCTCTTTATTTTTTACCTCGTAATAAACTTTTGCCGGAGTTAATACAGCACAATGGCGAACGCACCAGTTTAACTTCTATTGGAAAAATTGAAGGATTAATGGATCTTGTTAAAGAGAGTTTTATTATTACGCATCCTAATCCTACTGTAATTTACAACGGAACACACAATGTTCCAAACTTAGATAAACTATTTGTTACTGAAAAACACAAAAAAGTTTTACAAACACAGCAAGTTGATTTCTTCTTTTTTGAGGTACTAACACATTACATTCCCAACAACAACGGATTGCTTGAACCGCATATTATGAAAATTGACAACGAGCCCGAGAAAGTCAACAAAATACGCTGTTACGAATTGGATACGTTAGACAAATGGGCAGGCGAAAACAATATAAATTTACATGTGTACTGCACAGATCATCGCAGCTGGGAATACTACAAAACCATTTATAAAAATATAACTCTCAAAAGTATGGATCTGTTTGTAAGCTGGTACAGCAGTAGATTTAAAATACAAGAAGATTACAATCGCAAAGGGCTAATGCCCGGAGATATTTACCCTCCTATTTTTGTAAAGAAAATACAAAAAAAGTTTTGGAGCGGGGCATGGAGATATGACCCTAGTAGGCATTTTATGGTCAGCTACCTTGCTGCTGAAAACTTAACATTAAACAACGAAATAAGTTTTTATTTTAAAATTAGTAATCAAGAAATGATTGACAGAATGTGGTTTGATTGGAACAAGTTTTCATCGCGGCATCCTGTACTAAGTGAAAAATTACTAGCTGGCAACGAATTATTACAACAACAAGTTCCGCTGTCGTTTGAAGTTAAAAATCCTGTGTTATGCGAAACCAATGGCGACCCGGACTTTAATACTGGGCCGCAGTACAATCAGCGTACTACGCAAGATCCAGTTGACAGTTACGAACAATGTTTTTGTGCTATTGTACAGGAAAGTCGTGTCACACAGCCTTGGCCAAATGTCAGTGAAAAAACACTAAATGCTATCAAAGCATTGAGGCCTTTTGTGATGTGTGCTGCGCCAGGAACATTAAAAATGCTACACGAAATGGGATTTCAAACGTTTGAAGAATACTGGCCAGAAGACTACGACAATATAACCAGCAATGTTGATAGACTTGCAAAAGTCACCGAAACAATTGATTACATAAATCAATATGACGTAAAAACACTTCGTAAGATGTATAAGTCAATGTTGCCAAAGCTATTGCACAACTACAATCACATACAAAAACTCAGTAAGTTTTACAACAAGCTAAACAAACGATTGGCCCAATAAGTATGTGCATCTAGTTTATGGTGCCAATATTGCTGACCTTCTACTCCATATCCTTTGTTTAAACAGTGCTCATAGAAACTCTCTTCTGCATTATCATAATCTAAGAAATGCTGTTTGTCAATTCGTTGTGCATAATAAGTATATCTAGCAGAAGTGTCACAGCACTGAAATGCATTTCTAAATACATATTTACACCCGTGGGCTTTTAAAAATTCCTGTGTTTGTATAATATTATTGTATCGGTTAATATTCCACTGCACTGGATTGATAAACAAATGATTGCTCAAAACATCTAAGTTACGTTGCCACTGACTTGGTGCCCATTCAGGATAATGTTGTGGATGCAAATGTGTTACTTTTGTATCAGGCCTAAATGGAATAAAATCAAATGCAGTAGTGCTGCCTGCATCGTAAAAATATTCTGTTCTATCTGTGCCTGTCCAGTGTATAAGAAACAATGTGTTTTTTGCAAGTTCTTTGTTGTCTAACATCCAATATAATGTTGTACGAGCTATGTAGTCGTTGCTAGCACCCGGATATGCAATGTTTGTGTATGTACAGCCTAGTTGCTTTGCAAACTGGGCACCAAAAGAATTTTCTCTGTTGTAGTTACCCTCGCCTATGCCGCTGCCTTCGATTTCGCTACCAGCACTGTGACTGCACCCGTTTATTAATACATGACTAAAGTTGTTTTTAGACACTGAGGCCAATCTCCTTGATTTTTTGCAATCATACTAGCATGTACTCTTTTTAAATCAACAATTCCATTGTTTACATGTTGTTGATAATAAAATTTTGTAATATCACTTAACGAGTGTTCAATCTTATCAAAAGGTATTTGAGAATTATTTACACTTGCACATGCATATAGATCGTGTATTCTAAAATTGTTATTGTTGTCAATATAGCAAGTGTGAGGAAAGTAATTTAACTTTATAATGTTTTGTTTTTCTAATACAGCTAAAGTAGATTGTGCTTGTTCTATTTGGGTAAACTTATGATCGAACATCAAGTGATTTACGCTAGAATCATACCACTCAAACGTGATGTACTTGTGCGTTTTATCAATGTCAATCAATTCAGGAGCATATGTTTCGTTTTGCAAATGTTCCAGCCAGCGCACTTCGTTGTCAAAAAAGAATTCTGACGAATTGCTGTAATCCATGCAAAATGTTTTTTTGTCAGGACTTATATAAGGAACATACACAGAATTTTGATCTGCACGATCTAAATTGTTGTATTTGTAAAATCTTGTCCAGTTTTGTAAATTCATACTTGCTCTTTTGGAATGATAATATCAGTGCCGCAATGACAATGCTGCTTACTACAAATAACAGGCTTTAAGTCAAATGTCAAGTTGTTATCTAATATATTTCCATGATTGTTTCCAACACCGCAACTGGCACTTGAAATTTCTCCTCGTGGATTTATAAAAAGTGCATCATCCACATAGCATTTCCAGCCTGTAAAAAAGTTCTGTCTATCTGAAATAATCTTGTTGCTGTTAACTGGCTCGCTGTGTGTATCGTAATGTGCAACACTAACTGCTTTGCTGTCCTTGTAAGGTTTGGGTATGCGCATTACAGTTTCAAACTGCGAGTTTTCTAAAAAGTTTTGTTTTACAGGATCTGTATAATTCCACGGTCCTGCGTTTACACTCATTTCATCAAACAACGGGGTCCATTCTAAATTGTAATTAGGAACTTCCTTGCGCACACGTTCTCCAAATTCTACAACTTCCCAAAACCTTTCGTCATGCATCAACATCTTTGTGCATAGATAATCTACTTTGTCGCATAAAAAAACAGCATTTTCAATGTATCTGTCTTTCTTGGCAAACTCTACATGAAAGCTGGCTACAATATCATCAAACAAATAATGATGTTCTTGCCAATACTTTAAAGGACGTGATAGATTTGTGTTTACTGCAACAGTAATATTGGGTATTTGTTCTTTGAGATAAGTCACCAAAGGTATAAAGTTTTCCCAGTGTGTTGGCTCTCCGCCGCTAAAGAAAACTTTAAAATGCTTGTATCCACGTTGCTTGTATGTATCAAATATATGCATTGTGTTTTCTTTGTAACGCTCTAATGCGCCATTGTTGCGATTGTCGCCTGCCCAGTTGCCAGGATTGCAATAGCTACATTGAAAATTACAGAAATTGTTCACTTGCCATGTGAGGCATGCATACGGTTCTGCCATAGGAGTAATTTTAGTTAATGTGTTCACGTAACCATCCTAACTCAGGAAATACTGCCCAAAAATCTTCTTTGCGATGCACATCTAACCTATGATTATTGTCAAAGAACTGTCTAAGTTTTTGTTGATTGTAAGAACCGATATTCATAAACTGTATTACACTATCAATATGTCCTAATACTTCTCGAATCTTGTCAGTGTCGCCGTTGCATTTTTCGTATGCCCATTTTTTATAATCAATATACTTGGCACGTAGTTCACGCTTGTACTCTTCTGGAATGTAATCAATACGCATAAAGTCTGGACCGGTTAGCATGTTGAGCCTGCATTTTTCAATGTCTACTAAACCACGTTCGACCCAATCCATATGAAAGTCTGGAAAGTTCCATGCATTGTACAAACTTATAGTCGGAGTAATTTCAAAGTGCACATGCGGCACACGCTCTATCATTTCAATACGATTACGCTCTGTTTGCTGCCAGTCAGTGCCGGTGCGCATAAACTCTGCCCGAGCGGCATTTGCATCAAGACTTGCACTAACTTGTACATCGCCAAACTGTTCCCAATAACTGTATATGCTTTTGCTCTTGTATCGCATGTTGCTGAAGTTGGTGGTGTATCGCAAACGTACATCAGTTTTGCCAATGTCAATCCAGTGATCCAGTATTTTGTAGTGTTCGTTTGTAATAAGTGGCTCGCCGCCTGCCCAGTATACTTCTTCTACATCTGGCAAGTATTGTTGTAGGTTCTCCCAGTAGTTGTTTTCTTTGGCAATGTTAACAACTGTACTGCCGTTGTTTTTCAGCATTTTTGCAACTTCGTGTTTGCCGTATAATTCTCCATGTTCCTGTGCATGTAAACTACTAAGCTCAGGGCCACAACTACGACACTTCATGTTGCATATATTGCTGAATCTAATATCCATATATGCCATGCGCATTTCAGTAAGACTACCATCTTCGGTTGTGTTGTTTACAAGATCAAAATGTTTGTTGCCAAACCATTCGTTGCTGTTTTTACGCAACGTCCACGTCCATGTACTGTCCTCAAGTTCATAGCAACGTTTGCAGCAATCTAACTTTTCGCCATTGAGCATAGCAACACGTAATTTCTTGTATTGTTCGCTGTTCCAGACATCTTCTATACTGTCAGTCTTGAGATCGCCAAATGGCTGATCACTGTCTGCAATACAGCAAGGCAATGCTTTTCCGTTTGGCCAGGCGTGCATGTGTATCCAAGGCAGTATGCAAAAAGCAGAGTTTTGCTTTAGATGATATTCTTTATCCATTTAACATTTCTTTTAATTCCGGAAGAGATTGTGCGAAACTTTCATTGCGGAATTTGTCTCTCCTGTTTATATTATGTATAAACTCTTGCTTGTTTTCTTGCCAAGTGTGATGTTGATTTGCAAACTTAATTGCGTTCTCTATGTGCTGTGCACACCAAAATTCATCCTTGATTTGATCTACTACGTTCTGCAACTTTTCTGTACCAGCATCTTTGATGTGCTGTGGCAGAGATTGTGCACTGAAAAAACTTGGATTTAACAGATGATACACACTTATATAATCGTGCTTGCGTAACAAATCATTGTTGATCATATATTTGAAAAAATCGCCAAGTGTTGCATAATTTAAATTACTGAGTACACAATTAAACTGATAATCAATAAAGTCAATATCTCTAATTTGTTTTAAATTATTGTACACAGTATTCCAATCAGTGCCGTGTCTAATATATTCTGCACGTGGCCCATAATGATCAATACTTGCACTAACTTCTACACGTTTAAAATTGCTCCACATGTCAATGATATCAAACTTTTTATATTTAAAGTTGCTCATGTTTGTGTTGTAGCGTAATGTGATATCTTTGCAGGCGCCACTGGAAATCATTTCTGTAAGTATTGTGTAATGTTCGTCTGTGATAAGAGGTTCGCCTCCGGCAAAGTAAGCCAGTTCCATATGAGGAATCTGATTTAATATTTCCTGTAATAACTTTCCAGTGCTGTCGGCATGTTGTATTACACGAAAATTACTTTCTCTATTGTCGTGTTGTTTTTCTTCTTGTGCCCACTGACTGCTGAATTCTCCTCCGCAAGTTCTGCATTTGTAATTGCAAATGTTGCTGAATCTTACATCAAAATACGCCATGTTGAATTTGTCAACACTGCCGTCCAAATTTGTATTAGGCACAAGATCGTCATACAAATGACTAAAATGTTCTATGCTGTATTTTCTAAAACTGTGGGGCGAACTTTCTTCATGCTTGTAACAAAACGTACACGCTTCGTTTTTTCTGCCCGCAAGCATGTCGAGTCGCAACTGTCGCATTTTATCGTTGTTGAACGCTTGTGCTAGTGTGCTGTCTTTGGTGTTTGCAAACGGCTCAACATAGTCACTGCTACAGCAAGGATATATGTTGCCCTTAGGAGTTACATTCATATGCATCCAAGGAAACATACAAAAAGTTTTACTATTATTTAGATGATCATTCTTCATAAGATATTACAACTTTTTGTTTGTATTTTTTAAATTCTTCTTCTGCAATACTTATTAGATTTTTGTCTGAAACAATTATTCTAATGTTTTCAAAGTTGTTGTTCCATTTGAACAATATACGAAAATTGTCCATGAACACATCATCAATTTTATCTGTGTGTATTGTCATATCAACACCGCAGATACGTCTAAGTTTAAATGCACCCATTATCGAAATCATTAATTTCTGTGTGCTGAATTTTAGTTTAATACTTTCGCGATCTACTCGTCTCGAAATAACAGAAAGTACTGTATTAAAAATAGAACTTGAAAATGGCTCGCCGTTGATTACTTCGATGTCTTTGCTGACTTCGAGTTCTTTTAAGAAATCTTTTAAATCAAACTCTTTTGATAGATCAACTACTACTGGCATTATTACACAATTCAAAAAAATCTGACATTTCAGGAAATGCTTCTTGAAAATTTGTATTACGTCTTCTGTCTTGTTCGTGGAAAAAGTTCCAAAAATCTTTGCGTCCTTCTGCAATTTTTTCTGGTGCATATTCAGTTGATTTCATATAATCAACAACACGTCTAAACTTTTCGTATTCCAGCTCATTAAAGTGTTGCTTACTGCCTTCTTGGATATTGTCTTTGATAAATTTCAAGTGACTTTCCATGTAAGGCATGTATTGTTCTTTGGGAAGAATATTAATGTCATACTGCAACGGCTCTTTGAGATAGGGCGTATCAAAGTGAATACGTTGCCAACGTCCGCTGTTTACATCGTTGTACTTTTCTCTCCATTCGAGAATTTTTTCCAACAATGTATTGAATGTTGTTACACTAAACAAGCTAAATGTAATCATAAATGTAACTTGCGCTGTGGTATTACGCATGAAATAATCCAAGTTACGTTCAAACACTTCAATGTCCAAACCGTCGCGAATATATTCAGCACGATGTCCCCAGGTGTCAACACTTGTAAACAGTTTAAACTGTTTGATCTTATCTTGACTTAGCAAACTATTAACGCCATCAGTGAACTTTTCCAACTGACGCTCTTTGCCTCCGAGATTGCTGTTTACGTTGAGTTCAAGTTGTGGCTTAGGATCTTTTTCAAGTTCGTCAAACAGTCTGTACGTGCTTTTTTGGATTGTAGGCTCACCTCCTGTGACACGCAAAATGTTTAATGTCTTGCTAACTTCGGGCCACCACTTCCACCATGCACGAACATACGGATTGGTATCTTCTTCATACACACGAAACCAGTCAATGTCACAACGGTGATTTTTAACATTTGTATACGGCCCGTGTTGTTTGATTTCGTTGTGATAACGACTGCTGGCTTTTGGATGACAATATCCACAACGGAAGTTACATTCGTTACCAAACGAAATTTCAATGTATTCAGGATTAACATTAAAGTCCCAGGGTTTAAGTTTGACTTCGTTGAGACGTTCTTCGTTGTAAATGCTGCCGCTGCGAATATGGCGATCACTGATATAGTCGTCGCCCATGTTTTCAATGTTCCAACAATAGTTACAGCCTACACACTGCTTGCCTTCCAACATCTCTTTGCGCTCTTGTTTTTTGTGTTTGGTGTTGTGTAATGCGCTAGGATTGGTTAGTAGCTCATCTACGTCAATAGCATGAGGAGCAGGGTGATAACAACTATGTGTCTCACCTGTTTGTAAATAGATCGTTGTGTGATACCATTTAGCAAAGCAAAATGTAGGAGAAAAATGTCTCGTAGTTACTTCGTTAATCGCTTTGAGATTATCGGTATTATGCGACATTAAACTTCCTTGTCTATGAATTGTTGTTTGGGATTTCTGCTGGGATTTTGATACACTGTTTTAAAGAATTTACTTTGTTGGGCGCCAAATGGAGTTTCGGCAATTGGTATTTCTAACTCATTAATAAGTTTAATGCCATACATACCTGTTTCGTATTCGATGTCTTCAATGCCTGCAAAGGAAGTAGACCATAAATTATTTAAATATTCAAAATCACGTACATTAACAAAGTCCCATTCTGTACACATTGTCATATATAGTCCTGCCCTTGCTCCTAATATGGCCCAATCGCCGTTTTGTACATCGGCGCCTACCATAAGCCAGATATACAAACGATGTAAATTCTTCCAGTGATTTTTGTGAAAGTCTTCTTTGCTAACTCGTAGGCCTCTATCCAGTGCCATTTTAACACCTTCGCGGAACCCAGCACGCCATGCTTGTTGCGGAGTAGAATTATTCATAATAAGACTGTAACAACTGTTCATTTGAATGTATTCAATATCCCAACAGAAATCTACTTGTGCATGCGGGTTGTTTGGATCTGCATTTTCGTGTGTGCGCATGTTGAGCACATACTCTTTTGGCCAGCATTTGATTCCGCCGTTGCCATACATGAGTCCATTGATGTTGTTTTCGGCTGTCCAGCTAATGACACAATTTTTTAATTCTTTGTGTTCTTCTAAATCAAATTCTTTTGCTAGAAACTCTTTGCGAATAATATTGTCGCCGTCGACAGTAATAAAGCGATCTGTTTCACTTAGCTCTGCACAGGCTTTGTGTGCAGCATCAGATCCTTTTACACCGTGTACACGTTTTGCCCAAGGAATTTTACTACACAAGTCTGCATAATTTTCTTCAGCATTAGGTTCGTCATAACTCAAGTAAATAATATCGTGATCCAATACTCTAAATTTGCTCATTTGATAACCTCGTGATAATATGTTTCTAGTCTCTTTGTAGTATATACGCTTACTGCATCAATGTCAAGCTCGGATTCGGATACAAAAGGAATAGCATATTCTGGATCTAGGTTTTCTAAATCAACAACAAAATACTGATACAAGTTGTGTGGATCATTTTTACTGGTGATACTAAAATTCAACTTGCTGGAAAATCTCACAGTTTGTTTTTTTAAATTTTCTTGTAACACACTATCTAATACAAAATTCCATCTTTTGTTTTTTATGTCTTGCTGCAATGTAAAATCTGGACGTGGTCCTGCAATAGTTGGCACTTTGTAAATTTGATTGTTGATATCAAATTGCAATTCTTCTTCAATAAATCTGTGCCTAATAACGTTTTGTTTGGTAACAGGATCAAACATAACAACATAATTACTCAACACTTCCTTGCCAGTAATTAGATTTATAACTTGATCTATTTCAACTTCTACAAAGGAGCCTTCTGAAGTGTTTTGATTGCTGATGCTTAAAATTTCTCCTTCAGCATCAAAATATACATATCGTTTTGTTTGTACATATATAATATCACTCATTGGAAATTCCTAGCTTGTTTTCATATGTTTGAATAATTTGCTGATTGCAAAAACTTTTTTCTGTATAATGAAAAACACCGCTTTGTTTAAAGTTGCCAATCTTTAAATTACAATCATTGTCCAAGTATGTGCCAATTTGTTGCTGCCAGCTGTCCACATATATTTTATCCCAGCCTTGGCATTTTAGTTTCATATGAGTAAATGTTGGATAGGTAGTGTTGCTGGTAATTTTGTCTTCACACTGAAGTATTTTTGTTACAATTGCACTACTAACATCTATGCTAGGAAAGTTTTGAAAATACTTACCTCCGGCAAATTGTCCATAAAACAATTCCCAGTTGTTCATTACTAGTTCAAGCCATTTGTAAAAATTGTGACTAAACTCACAACGCTTGAACCAATGGAACCCTGCATACAGATTAGGCAATTGATGATTTCTAAAACTTTTTCTGTAGTATGTATTGTCGGCCCATTCGCCTCGATATGTTTGTACTTTGTTTGTATAATATAAATCATAATTGTCTAAAGTAGTTTTCCAGTGTTGCAAATTGTCCAACACCAGCATGTCACTGTCAATTACGGCTGTTTCTTCATAAGGAGTTGCATGATAAATTTTCCAACGGTTTTCTACTTTCCATGTGCTTTTTTTGCTTTTGTCTCCAAAAGGAATAGGCACCACATGCTCAAACAGATGTTGGTATTTTTTTGGAACAACATCATTTGTAATGAGACAAACATTACTGCCAGGATTTGTATAATGTATGCTCATTGCAGCAAGGCATGCTTGCTGTATATAATCAAAGTTGCTGTTTTGTGCAAATATAGTAAAGTTAAGATTGTTCATCAATGTATCTTCCTAAACTAAATTTATTGATAATGTGCACATTTTCTCCTGTGATTTTTACTGGAAAATAACCAGTTGAATCTTTCTTTTCTACTAAAAATTTAAACACTCCGTCAGTTTCTTCTATTAATAAATCTCTATCTGTTATGTAATACAGTGTTCCAGGAAGTTGTTTGATAAAGTTTCCTTTTTTGTTTCCGTTCATAATATGCACTGCAATACTAAATGCAAAATCATTTCTAAATACAGGATTGGTTATTTGATAGAGATTTCTATAGTGCTGCCAGTTTTGTTGCACATGCTTAACACAATCAAACAATGTTTTTGCAACAGGAGACTTCCTAAAGAATACCACAGTAGCCCAGTAAAAGTCAATGCTGTTTGGGCTTACATATTCAAACTCCGAAAGGTCTCTCCAGTTGGATAACTCTACTGCATCTTTGTACAGCATTACATCATTGTTTTCATCAAAACAGTTTGCTAGTATATTGTTCGAAATTGCTACGTCTGTGTCCATCAGCAGTGTTTCATTGTAAGGTGTTAACTCGTATACATCACATCTTGCTGTGTTTTTAAATTCTAGATTTGTTCTAGCATACATGCCATCTTTGTAGCTTTTGTGAGTGTAGTTTTCTTCGTTGGGTATTTCAATTACCTGATCAAACGTGTTTGGATAATGCTTGTTGACATATGCTGCATTATCTGTGATAATACTTGTGGGCAAGTTTAAATACTTGCTTATGCGTTTAGCAAGCCAATTTGATTGCTTTACATAATCAATCTTACTGTTGTTTCTGGCAATAACCAAAACGCCTTTAGTCATTGAATATACCTTCAACTGATCTATTGACTTTTAATTTGTTGTACTCTGTCATGTATGTGTTTGTTGCTTCGAAGTACACACTAACCAAATCACTGGCAAACTTTTGCAAATCATCAACCGCAATAGGAATATCGTTGTCGTCTACTAATACTGTAGACGTTTGTTCTAGTTGCAACAAACTTTGTACAAAGCTCACAAGCCCTTGTGTTGCAGTAAATCTGCCGCCGCCAAAATAATGAATTAAATTGTTTTGATACTGCTCTTTTAGCACACGTTTTTGATTGTCTAGCGTAATCATATAATTACTGAAATCCAACGCTGCTTTTAGTTTATCATCCATATAGAGACTCCTTTTGTAATAGTATACAGAACTATTATAAAAATGTCAAGAAGTTTATGCAGGTGCAGTAGCGTTGTTTGCTGTTAGCAACACTTGATTTGTGATTGTAGGATGTGGTAAATCGCAGGCAGTGTATGTTACGCTGTTGTACACATAACTGCTGTCAGGACGTCTAGATAGCACATTGCTGGTAATATCAGCTGTTACCGGTTCGTCAATCGGAGTTTCGGTTCCTGGTCCACCAATGTTTCCTGTTCCTGTGTCACTGTCTGAAATAATTATTCTAAAACGTATTGTACTACTACTTTCATTACGGGCTTGTAATTGCCAGTAATTGTCATTGTAGTTTCCGCTGCCGGTTTTTGTGAATAGATTCAAGTAGCTGGCTGTTAAATCGTCGGAGCCGCGGCTGTTGCTTGTGCCTGATGACGCACTGGTGCTGTGTTTGTCAAAATACACTGTGCCCATTGCTGAAAGTAAATCTGCCCAATCTTGGTTTTTAAGCTGACTTTCGCCAGTGCCGATATTTGTAGCTGCTGCACTAAATGCAATTTGTCCGCCTGCATTAAAAAAATAATTTTTAGCAGTTGCACTTGCAAAAGCAACTGTAACAATATGGTATATTGCTGTTGGTTGATCTGTAGTTCCTATACCCCATGTTGGAGTTCGTGTACTACTTCTAGCACTACTTGGCGAGAAGTTACCGGACGGATAGCTCAAATGAGTAGGGTTGTAGTTGCTGATAGTTGTAACTGCACCAATATAATCATTGTGGCCCATAGCTGCACCGCCTGATACAGCTATCTTGGCGCCTGTAGACTGATTGTAACCTTGTGCGGTATCTGCGGCAACGGTATACCCAACAGCAGGCACTGCTAGTGCTGCATTTATTGATCCAGTTTGGTGTACATGCACCGATTGAATGTCTTTAAAGATTAAATCCATTTGAGAAGACTCTACAGTATCACTAACTCCAGGAGTACTACCTCCGATTACATCAACAGAACGCATGGTTTGTCCCCATTGTGAAACATAGATTGCACTAGTGTTAGATCTTAGTTGATTATAATCTTCATTTTGAATTTTATCGTTGCTAGTTACCATAAGATATCTCCAGTATTGAAACTATTATATATTAGATAATCTTTCATGTCAACCTAATTCAACAGTAGTGCTGTAAACAGGGGTAGGAACTTCTACAAAATTACCAGTTGCTCGTTGCTGTTCAACAATACTAGTAAGTGTTCCGTTGACCCTTTCATCAACGCCTGCAGTGCCGCCGCCTCCAGGAAGTGCTTCGCCATCAAAAAATTCAAACAGCATAGTAATTGTATTGCTTGATTTTTTTGCTTTGATTGTAATCAAGTTGTCGCTGTATACACCGCTGCCTGCTTTGGTCCAAAGTGTTTGATACGAAGTTGTTAAATCGTATGCACCTATGGAGAATGAAGTGCCGCTTCCAGCAGTAGTTGTGTTGTAGTTCATTGTTACAACGCCTAATGCTCCTAGCATAGATACCCACTCTGTGTATTTTGCACCAGTTCCTCCAGTTAATGTACCACGAACTCGTATTTCGCCGCCGCTGTTGAAAAAGTGACGTACATGATCTGCACTGTTAAAAGTTACTTTAAACTCGTGGCGTACAGTTTGCGGATCGCCGCCGCCGCCCCATGCTTGTGTTCTTCTGCTGGAAATTTTTGATTCTGGTGCAGTTACTTGGTTAACATCAAATGCCAAGTGATTTGCAAAAATTGTATTTGATGCAGCTTCGTATTGTGCATAAACTGCATCTGTTATGTCGTCATCATTGGCAACATTTGGTATTGTAGTTGCAATGTTTGTTTGATGCACAGTTGCATTGTTAATGTCAGTTTTTAATTTTTGCATATGACTAGCACGTACAACATTTGTTACTTTTTGTACTTGACTGCTTGATAAGGATTGGCCGTATCCGTAGTCATCTGTGCCATTTCCTAGTACAGAATTTACTTTTGCTTGCATCAAGTTATATCTTGCTGCGGTAATAATTTCACCTACGGCCATGTCGTCTCCTATTATATGCGTGTATTTATACTTTTAAAACACACTCAACTAGCTTTTCTTCTTCCGACATATTTGTCTCAAGTGCAACACCAACTATGCTTCCGCCGTTGATTGCTGTACTTGCACAACCGTTATCGTCGACATATACTGCTTGACCTTTTTTAACTGCGCCAATTATACGAACTGGTAAACGACCTTTTAGGCCAATGTACTGTCCTTCTGCTTCACTATTCATCATTACGGCTGGATCTGTTGATACAACGCCGATTGCCATTGTACCTATACTTGCTGCTTCTACTTCATGATCTTCATGTGAGCATACTGTAACAACTGTACCGGGTGCTAGTTCTTCTGCTGTACTATATTTTTCAGCTAAGTCAGCATACCGTGCTTGTGTAGCAGTACCGCTGAACAATCTTGCAAACAAATCTGCATTTGAATCTCTAACTGCAACAGTATTAGCAGTACTACTGGTTGTTGCAGTTCTGTATTGTCCACTGTTGGTTTCTTTTACTGTATCAGCTTGCGTTGCAGTGCCTGTAAATGTAGTTGCATGAATGTTGTTGAATTTAAAACTTGCTGTTCCTAATGTTTTTGTATTGTCGACTGATGGCCTAATAGTATTGTTTGTAATTTGGAATGCATCTGCATTTAAACTATCTCTAATAGCAAGGTAGTTGCCTACTAATTTTATCGTAGGCTGGTTTCCATTTTTTACATCAAAAACAATATCGTCGTCAAGGCCCAATGTAAATCCATCGTCACCAAATTTAGTAAGTGAGTTTAATAGATTTAACTGACTGCCAGCTTGAATGAAATCACTTGGATCATATGTTGTGGTACCATCAGTTAATTTATATGCAGAACCTGCCGTTCCCCAATATACATTTATTTCTCCGGTATTATCAGTGTCAGATTTACCGTCTGCATCAACACCTCTAACAGTGAATCCACTTTTGATTAGAGGAAAATCACTAGCAACCCATCCATCTATACTTTGAGTCGAAGCTGGAGCAAATTCTTCTTTGCTTACAATAGCAACAATTTGGTCTCCGACATAACTAGCAATACAAGCAAAAAGTGTCCCAGTTCCGTTTTCAGCAAGCTCAACACTAAGCATTTGGGTGGTACCTGATCCGGCACGTTGCGGGCCAACTAGTATCCATTCACCGTTTGAATCAAGAACTTTAAACTGACTAGAACTGGTATCCCACCATCCATCGCCTTCAGCAAGTCCTGCCGGTGTAGTAGCAGATACTTCAGCGCCGCCTGTGGCTTTCCAAACTGTACCGTCATATACTCTAATCTTTTCACTTAGTGAGTCGTACCATACTTGTCCGGTTATACCTCTGGTCGGTTCTGTTTCGCCTGCGAAACTTTCAAGTAAAAACAAAAAGTTTTCATTTTGAATTTCACCGTATCCTGTATAGTTTTTACCTACCAGTGTTAAATCTGTAGTTGTATCTGCGGTACCGTCTTCTACTGTTATAAAAGGAATTCCGCTGAATTTGTTAATAGTATATGCCATTTATTTTTACCCTTGCTGTAGTAATATTTACCTGTTAAACGCTAGATAGGAGATCCTCTGCCCATTCCCACTCCTGTACGCCGTTGACTTCAAATCGTTTTAGTGACCTAGTTACTGTAAGAGCCAATGTTTCGGTTGTGTCGTTGAAACTAACATCTGCCAGCACTGGCTGGTTTTCGACACCGTTTTTATCGACATTTACTGTACTTTTGCTCAAACTGTCTCCTGCATTATATTCAACAGTGCCTGCATACTGTGTACAATGTACTCTTGCACTCACTCCTACTCGTTTTGTCGAACTCGGAACTAGATCGTTGATGATCTGTGCAATCTGTGCATCGTTGATTCCTGTTATATCCAACGAAAGCCAAACATCTTCAAACTCTCGCTGTTTGTCAACATAATTTTTATTTGCAGCGTCATTTGGGTCTGACGGATCGCTTAGACCTAAAATCTTAGTTGTACTATTTGAAGGATCAACATCAATTTGCAAATCACCGTTTATGTTCATTATAAGGTCACTTGCAACAGTTAGTGTACCGCCGTTGAAACTAAAATTGTCAACGTTTAAATAATTCAACGACCCAATTTCAATCAGTCCGGTTGCTTGTGTTACACTGTCTGCTAACTGTGTGGTACTTAATATATCTACGCCGCCGATTTTATATGTTCGTCCTGCATCTATGTCAAAATTAACATTGCTTTTCCATGCATTGCTCGATAAGTTCCACACTAATGTTTTTTCAAAGCCGCTGGCTCTAAGCAGTATGCCGCCGCCGTCAACTGCTGTTTCTGGTAGCAGTGTACTATCTTCTGTGATACCTAGTTCGATATTAATATCTTCAACACGCAGAGTTGCAACATCTAAACTGGTTGTATCTCCGTCTACAATTAAATTTCCAGAAATTCTTACATCTTTTCTATCAGTAAGTGATCCAATATGAATATCAGTGGTAGGATTGCCATTAAACAACCCCATACGCTGGTTTGTTGCATCTATTGTGATTACATCTACAGGATTATCGTTGTCAGTTGTTTGTATTTTTATATCTTGATTGTTGCGCTGTGCATGTAACACCATGCTATCCGAACTATCAACATAGATTTTTAAATCGTTACTGTCGCCGATTACAATACCTCTGTCATTTCTAACTTGGAAATAATGATTGGTAATTTGCGGAGTGTCATTTGGCAAACTAGGAGAAACTTGAATAAAGTCACTAGGCGAAAACGGATTATTACTGTTGTCAACAAGATTGAGTGCTGTTTGTGCAGTTCCGTGCCAATTGAATACACTAGTGTCTGTGTTTAAATTAAATCCTTGTTTGATGTTTAAACTAAATGTAAAGTTAGCACCATCTAAATATTGAATATTTTCATCAATGTTTGCAGCAATAAATTCTTCTCTTGCAATAATTGCAACAGGAACGCCGGCGACACTAAGTCTAGCCACTGTTTTTGCAGCACCAAAGTTGTCAAGTAGTGTAATAGCATCAGTGCCAGTTTGGCCTTGTGTTCTAGTATAGTTAGGACCTACTAAGAATTTAGCAACACCGTCACTAAAATACATTTGTTTGTTTCTACTGTCAATCCAAATATCGCCTTCGGTTAATGTTGGCTCAATACTTGAAAATGTTGTTGTATCTGTGCTTTTAAATATCTCGCCATCATATACTTTTAATCTGCCTTCTGACGTATCATACCAAAGTTGTCCTCTAATCGGATTGTTTGGCGCACTAACATTTGAAAAGTTTTCCAATAACTTTATAAAGTTTTCGTTAAAATCTTCACCGTAACCTGTGTAGTTTCTTCCTACAAGAGTTAAATCAGTTGTATCAATGTCTTTTTTACCGTCAAGTAATTCTACTAACAAGTCTCCATTAGTATTATTAATTCTATAACTCATTAAACAACTCCTGTGTATATAATATATTCAACTGTAACAAACGGTGGAACATGATGGAATGGATCACCGACTTGATCAACTACTGTGCCAGTTCTTGTTAAACTTGTGCCTGGTGCAGTTCCTGTAATACTTGTTGATACTGCGCCAGTGTCAGTACCGCCTGTAACACCAGTGGTTGCATAGTACTGCTCGCCGTTGTCGCCTTCTAAACTATGAGAGTGATCTGGTAAATTATCAACTGTAATTGCAGTTGACTCTGCACCGCCTGTGCGCCCTACTACTTCTGTAGCAGTGTCATCTAGTATACGGTTGCCACTTGTTGCATCAGCAACATGTCCTGCCAACATTCTTCCTCTAAAATCAGGCACTTTGAAAACGTCTGCATTGGAAGGAACACCATACAAGTCTCCGATAATATCATACAGCGGTTCGTACTCGCCGCCTCGTGGCAGTTCCTGCCCATGACAGAACACCCAGCCTGCGGGGCTAACTGTACCAGCAAACGGCATTAACATTCCTTTTTGGAATGTTGGCACTGTACTTACAAGTGTTTCATGCTTTATTTTATACAAGACGCCGGATCTGTTTACTAGAAACTCGTCTGCTTCGGTGTTTACAATTGTAATTTCTGGCTTTGTACTTACAAACGCTGGATTAATTCCTAGCGTCCATTGTTTGGTTGTGCCGCCAATTTGTCCGTCAAACACCACTGGATTTGCTTGTGTTTCGACTACATCGCCGTTTGTATTAAATTGGAATGTAGTAGGACTTGCTAATTTGCCAGTTGATGTAGATGTGCCACTAACGTTACCTGTAACGCTGCCAACTAAATTTCCTCTAAATGTATTTGCATACACGTTGTTGTATTTTAATGCACTAGTACCGATGTTGTGTGTGTTGGTTGTTTCTGGTAAAATTTCTTGTGCTGTAACATCGCCTGCAACATTTAGCAAACCACCGATATTGACATCTCTTGCTACACCTATGCCGCCTGCAACTGTTAGTGCTCCATCGCTGCTAGAAATACTGTTTATTGTACTGTCAACAAATACTTTACCCGATGATCTAATATTTCCTGTTACATCTAATTCTTCAGTAGGAGCTTCGTTTTTAATACCCACTCTGCCTTGTGGAGTAACTCGAATAGCAGTTGAGTTAATGCCGTTGTCGTTGACTTTAATGTCAATATTTCCATCTGGCGATAACTGGCGAATTAATGCTGTACTGCCACTAACACTAAGTTGTAACAAGTCATTTTCGCCAACTGTTAGTCCTTGATCTGTTTTAATACGAGTCTTTTTACGAAAGTCGTTTGCTTTACTCAAACGTGCAATGTCTGTGTATTCTATAGTTTCTGTGCCAGCAGCATTAATTAGCGATTCTGCTTTTTCAGCAGTTCCGTAATACTTGGCTTTTTGTCCTGCAAATACACTTTGTGTAGCAAGGTTAACACCAGGCTTGATTGTATAAGCAGTAGGAAATCCTGCTTGTTTTGCCTTTGGAGTAAATTCAACACTAGAATATATAGCAATAATTTCGCCATTTACAAAGTTTACAAGTACTGTGTAAAGATTGTTGTCTGTGGCTTCAATGCTTTCAATTTTCGAACCTGTACTTGCGCCTTCGCTGTAGTCTGGTCCTACCAAAATCCAGCCGCTGCCGCTGTACAAATACACTTGTTGATTTGTTGTGTCTACCCACAAGTCGCCGATGATACTAACGGCTGCCTCTGGTTCTGAAATTGCTTTTTTGATTCCACCTGCTGCAATCCAGTTGGTTCCGTCATAAACTTTCAGCTGATCAACACCAGTTGTTGTGTCGTACCAAAGTTGTCCTTCAACTGGGTTACTAGGTGCTACATTATTTGCAAAATTTTCCAACAAGTGCAAAAAGTTTTCATTAACAATTGCGCCGTAGTTGGGCAAATTTTGTCCAGGTAATTGCAGACTGGTATCGTCTACGTTTACACTATTTTCTTCGACGCTTACTGTACCTTTGTTAACCAAGTCAGTAAATTTTACATTATAATCAGCCATTGTTATCCCTCATTTATTCCACTCAAACTTTGGATTCTCACAGTATAATCAATTTGAACAAGTCTGTTTAGTGATTTTTGCACAGGATGGAAGATAACATGTGTGATAAGTCTGCCTTCTCCTGCATTAGAATAACTTCTTAATCCAAGTTCATCAAACACAAAAATTCCATCGGTGTTGCTTGCTGTATCAAATGCATCCTGTCCGTCAGGTTCGCCGTAGTCCAACAAACATCTAACAAGAATGTCAGTGTAGTTTGTGCCACTTACGTGACGTATTTCTGTTTTGTTTCTTGTTGGATCTACGTTGTTAACACTCAATTCATCAACTACTTTTGTAAATGTTTGATTATACAAGCTGGCATTTGTGCCTGTGCTGTTTGGTGTTAGATACGTAATAATACCTGTTGGGTCAACACTTGTTCCGCCATTACCGAAGCTCATTTCGTAAATAAAGCCTTGTCCTTGATTGGCCAAAC